AACCAAGAAGAAGAATCTGAAGCAATCACTAATCAAATAGTTAGGCTTGTAGAATACTTAAAATGTCTTCCTGTTGATCTTATTGCTATTGATAAAATAGAAGCAGATGATTCAATAGGGTATTTAGTTTCTAAGTTACCTGAAAAGGTAGTGATTCTTTCCACAGACCAGGATTATTTGCAACTAGTATCAAATAGAGTGTCAGTATACTCACCTGTGAAGAAGAAAATCTACTATCCTGATGATGTTAGAGCTGAGTATGGTATTCCTCCACAAAACTTTTTAACACATAAAGTACTTGTAGGAGATAAGGGAGACAACATTCCAGGAGTAAAAGGTATAGCGCTTAAGACTTTATTAAAGCTATATCCAGAATTAAAAGAAGAAAAAGTTGTATCTTTAGATGAAGTAATTAACAAAGCAGAAAGTAAGACAGGTAAGAAGGATGCTAAGTATGTTGATATTTTTAATTATAGACATCAACTACGAATTAACGAACAGTTAATGAACTTAATAACTCCCAACATACCTGATCCAGATAAAGAAGTATTAGATGCAATGATAGATACTTTTAGAGATACTTACGAACCTCAAGCATTCATAAAGTTGTACAACGAAGATAGTTTAGGAGGAAGTATTTTAAATGTACCGGTTTGGTTAAATGAAACATTTAGTAAGTTGACACAATACAAATAATAAGAGTTATGGCGGTTTTAAATCAGTTGCAAAACTATGGAATAGGATTCCAGATTAAAGTTCTATCTAGCTTAATCAAGCATAAAGAATTTTTACAGAACATACACGATATACTAGACTCAGAGTACTTTGATAATCCTGCACACAAGTGGATTGTAGAAGAAATCTTAAAGTATTATTACAAGTACCATGCAGCTCCTACTATGGATGCTTTAAGTGTAGAAACTAAGAAACTTGAGAATGATGTATTAAGAGTATCGGTAGTAGATCAATTGAGAGAAGCCTACAAAGCTTCTAATGAAGATAGAGAGTATGTTGAGCAAGAGTTTGCTAACTTCTGTCGTAATCAACAATTGAAAAAAGCAATCATGTCATTACCTGAATTATTAGATGCAGGTCAGTACGATGACATCCGATATGTAATGGATTCAGCTTTGAAAGCAGGTCAAGAAAAGAACATTGGACACGAGTATGAGAAGGATATGGAAACTCGTTATCGAATTGAAGAAAGAGGAGCTATTCCAACTCCATGGGGTAACATTAACGAATTACTCATGGGTGGATTAGGTGGAGGTGATTTAGGAATTATCTTCGGTAATCCAGGTGGCGGTAAGAGTTGGATGCTAACTAATATGGGAGCACAAGCAATAGTACATGGCTATAATGTTTGCCACTACACATTGGAATTGTCAGAAGATTATATGGGTAAGAGGTATGATGCGATTCTAACAGGATTGGATGTACAAACTATACATAGTCACAGAGCAGAAGTTGATGCAGCTGTTGCAAAAGTGAAAGGTAAACTTATCATCAAAGAGTTTGCAATGGGCAAAGCATCTATTTCCAGCATTGAAGCTCACATCCAAAAGTGTACAGATCTAGGTTACAGACCTAACCTAATTATCATTGACTATGTAGACTTGTTGAAATCTAAGCGCAAATCAATTGATAGAAAGGATGAAATCGACGATATTTATGTTTCTACTAAAGGACTCGCAAGGGAATTAAAAATCCCAATTTGGACGGTTTCTCAAGTAAATAGAGCGGGTGCTAAGGATGATGTAATTGAAGGCGATAAGGCAGCTGGATCTTACAATAAAATGATGATTGCTGACTTTGCTATTTCTTTATCTAGAAAGCGTCAAGATAAGGTAAATGGAACTGGTAGGATTCATATAATGAAAAACAGGTATGGAACCGATGGTATGACCTATGCTGCGAAGATTAATACCTCGAATGGGCATATAGAAATTGAGGAGAAGGAATTAGATGAGGATATGATTGGGCTTGATAATCAACAAGGTCCAAGTAAGCCAACAACAGGAACTGATTTTAATAATCAAGAAAGGAAATATTTGAGCGAAAAATTCTTTGAATTATCGAAATAACGCTATTTATTAGTACAAAAATCAGTCGCTATGAGTTTACTAGGCCTATTTAAGAAGAAAAACGCAAATCCATTGGCACCTCCGCCAAATCAGGAAACCTATACAGAGTTTGTGTTTAACATGGAAAAGAACCATACTAATGACCTAGTAGAGCGTAACAACGTTGATTTTACATTCCGTCCTCCTGCATCTACAACCAAGTATCAAGAGACAATCTTCCAGGAGCAAAGAAACAGAAACGCCTAGATTGAAATAAAAGTTATAAACAACTTCCGAAGGCAAAATCCATCGGATGCTAAACCTATCTTTAATATTTAAAAAACAAGTAACAAAATGGACATTTCACAGAGCATTTTGAGTGATATTACCGTCTACATGAAGTATGCGAAGTATACACCAGAATTAGAAAGGAGAGAATTATGGAACGAATTAGTGGATAGAAACAAAAACATGCACTTAAAAAAGTTCCCAGAACTAAGTGAGGAGATTGAAAATGCTTATAAATTTGTCTATGATAAAAAGGCTTTACCTTCTATGCGTTCAATGCAATTTGCAGGTAAACCAATTGAAATAAGTCCTAATAGAATTTATAACTGTGCTTATTTACCAATAGATGATTGGAGAGCATTTGGTGAAACAATGTTCCTATTATTAGGTGGAACAGGAGTAGGTTATTCAGTACAAAAGCATCACGTAGACTGCTTACCAGAAATTAGAAAACCAGATCCAAAAAAGAACAGACGTTTCTTAATTGGTGATTCTATTGAAGGATGGGCTGATGCAGTAAAAGTATTAGTTCGAGCATACTTTGAAGGTGGATCTACACCTAACTTTGATTTCTCGGACATCAGACCAAAAGGAGCTACATTAGTAACTTCAGGTGGTAAAGCACCTGGTCCTCAACCATTAAAAGAATGCTTAATTAAAGTACAAGGTATTTTAGATAGCAAGCAAGATCGTGAGAAGTTATCTCCAATTGAAGTTCATGATATGGTTTGTCATATTGCAGATGCAGTATTAGCAGGTGGTATTAGAAGAGCAGCTTTGATTAGTTTATTCAGTGCAGATGATGCAGATATGATTGGAGCTAAGTCTGGAGCATGGTGGGAAAATAATCCACAAAGAGGTAGAGCAAATAACTCTGCAGTATTGTTAAGAAATAAAATTACAGAAGAATTCTTCTTTGAATTATGGGATAAGATTAAAGCAAGTGGTGCAGGTGAGCCTGGTATCTACTTTAACAACGATAAAGATTGGGGAACTAATCCATGTTGCGAAATTGCTTTAAGACCTTTCCAATTCTGTAACTTATGTGAAGTAAACGTTTCAGATGTTGTAGATCAAGATGATCTTAATGCAAGAGTAAAAGCAGCAGCTTTTATTGGTACTTTGCAAGCATCTTATACAAGCTTCCACTACTTAAGACCAGTATGGCAAAGAACAACTGAGAAAGAAGCTTTAATTGGTGTTGGTATGACTGGTATTGGATCAGGTGCAGCACAAAAATTAGACTTAAAAGAAGCAGCCAGAATAGTTAAAGAAGAAAACGAAAGAGTAGCTAAGTTGTTAGGAATTAATTCTGCAGCTAGATGTACTACAATTAAACCTTCAGGTACTTCATCTTTAACTTTAGGTACCTCCTCAGGTATCCATGCTTGGCATAACGATTACTACATTAGAAGAATTCGTGTTGGTAAGAATGAAGCAATGTACACACATTTGTCAATTTACCATCCTGAATTAATTGAAGATGAATATTTCCGTCCACATGACACAGCAGTTATTTCTGTACCACAAAAAGCACCAGAAGGAGCTATCTACAGAACAGAATCTGCAATGGATTTATTAGAAAGAGTTAAGTTCTTCTACCAAAACTGGATTAAACCAGGTCACAGATCAGGACAGAACACACATAACATTTCTGCTACAGTCTCAATCAAAGAAGATGAGTGGGAAGCAGTAGGAAAGTGGATGTGGGATAATAGAAAGTTCTACAACGGGTTATCGGTTTTACCTTATGCAGATCACACATACAAGCAAGCTCCTTTTGAGGATTGTACCAAAGAGCAATACGAAGAAATGATGAGTCACTTACACAATATAGACTTATCTAAGATCGTAGAATTGGTAGACAATACTGATTTGAAGGGTGAAGCTGCTTGTGCTGGTGGAGCATGCGAAATTGTGTAGGTATGAACCATGATAATTTAGTACAGAATATAGTAAATTCAATATACCATGCCATCAGAGCAGGAAGGTAAAAGAGATTTTATAAAGGACATACACTATTATTTGGAGGGGGATCGTGTGATATTCACATCCCTCTTCCATTTAGAAAGGGGTCAATGCTGCGGAAATGGGTGTAGGCATTGTCCTTACGAACCTAGACATAAAAGAGGCAATAAAATTTTGGATGAAAAGTTTGCTCATTCAAAAAAAATATCTTAATTTTAACAAAAGAATCTTATGAAGACTATTTTTAAATCTACCAAATTATTTGACGGCTATTCTACCTGCTTCCGTCAATGGAAAGCAGAAGGTACACATTGTAAATTTTTACACGGATATGCTGTATCTTTTAGAGTGTGGTTTGAAGGAGAGTTGGATGAAAGAAACTGGGTATTTGACTTTGGTGGTATGAAGCGTGCAAAGTGTAATATCGAAGGTAAGTCACCTAAAGATTTCTTTACTTGGTTATTAGACCATACAACAGTAGTAGCAGAAGATGATCCATACTTAGAGCTTTTCAAGCAAATGGACAAAGATGGTATTATTCAATTGCGAGTACTACCTTCAGTAGGCTGTGAAAGATTTGCTCACTATTTGTATGACAAGATCAATACATTCTTATTAGAAGAAACACAAGGAAGAGTGAGAGCAGTTAAAGTAGAAGTATACGAGCATGAAAGAAACTCAGCTTCGTATGAACAACAAGATTAATAATAAAATAAAACATGGAGGAAAACTATGAAGTGTTTAAAAAGTTCAAAGACAGGTGAAATCATTCGAGTAAGTGATGAAAAAGCCTACAATGCATCAAGTGAATGGAAGTTTATTCCTAAATCAGAATGGAAAGCTCAGTTTAGAAAAGCAGCACCACAAGTAGAAGAAGTTGCAGTTGCGGAACCAACAATCGCAGAGAAGCAATTAAAAAAGAAAAAATCTAAATAATGTCTTACAGCAGATGGTCTAACAGTAGGTGGTATACTTTTTGGAGTGCTATGGGTGCAGAGCCAACTCAGTACAAATGGCCTACCCAAAAGTTAAAAGATAATCAAGTATTTGAAATATGTGACATGCCCTCTTACCACATCACTTATGGTGACTTAAAAAGAAGATCCAGATCCGCAATACTACATGAAATAGAAGAACACTTTGCAGCTGACTTTGATTGGCATGATATAGAGATTGTTGATGGAAAGCTAGAGCGAGGTAAACCGAAAGTCATAAAAGGTAGAAGACCTACCTGGGATGAATTAAATGAATTACAATTATATCTTGCCCGTTTTATAAAAGATGTTGATGATCACTTTAGATTTTGGACCTTTATGAAATATGAATGGTATTTTCCATTTAGAAATAAAATAATATTTAAGTATAGAAAATTAAAACAACGTTATGTCAAAGATAGATCCAAGTAAGTTATTAATTAGTAGTGACTTTTACACAGTCCAGGGAGAAGGAATTTCATCAGGTATTCCATCCTACTTTGTACGTTTAGGTATTTGTAACCTAACATGCGGCATGTCTCGTAAATTTGCTAATCAATTAGAGAAGGAACAAAAGTTAGAAGATGGTGAAATCTTTGTAGGCGACTTGCATGCAGAAGGTAAAGCTACTTGGACTTGTGACTCTACTTCTCAGTGGTTATGGAGAGGTGAAGATAAAGATTTCCAATATTTAATTGATAGATGGAAAGAACAAGACATTTATGATGATATCATAAACGGTAATATTCATATTATTTGGACTGGTGGTGAACCTACAATTAAAGGACACCAAGAAGCAATTATTAATTTCCTTGCATATTGGAAAGATGATAGATTTAATGCTAATTGTAGACCGTTTAACGAAATTGAAACTAATGGTACTATTGTTATTGATGAATTATTTGATCATTTACAACAAATCAACTGCTCACCTAAATTGTCAAATTCAGGTATGACTGAAAAACAACGTATTAATCCAGAAGCAATTAAGCGTATTATGGAGCATGATAACTATCAATTTAAGTTTGTTATTAGTACTGAAGATGATGTTAAGGAACTATTCCGTGACTTCGTAGAACCGTTTAATATACCACTTAAGAATGTAGTGTGTATGCCAGGTTTAGATGACGCAGCTAACTTTGAAGAAAGAACTCGATTTGTAATGGAGATGGCTAAGAAGTACAGATTTAGAGGTTTAACTAGATTACACATTGCGGCTTGGAATAAAACATTAAACGTATAATATGAAGAAGAAATTTACAATAGGAGCTTTACACGATCCTAAAACATTAAAACCTATAAAGTATGTCGTTACTCCAATAACAGACGCATTATTTCCAGAAGCACCTCTCTTCACAGGCACTGAAGAAGAGTGTAAAGAGTTTGTTAAGAATTATAAAGGAGAAAAGTCTAAAAATAAGCTAAGCTTACTCCAAAAGATTAAATTTATCTTAGTTGTTAAGTATTATGAGCATATCCTTCCTATCTTTAGTAATGAATTAGAAAAAGAACGTATGCAAGTTGCAGCTTTTATAATTGAAGCAAAAAATACAAAGCATTGGAAAAAGTACCAAACAGCACTACAAACTTTGAAGTTTGGTCCTAGAACAGCACCCGATGTAACAACTATTATAAAAAGTGAAAACGGTGTTGAACGTAAGATAACTGTAAAAGGAGATTCTGTAACAATTGAAAAAGGAGCTTGTCCACAAGGACCAGTAGAAGTGGTACCAGAAGTAAAAGCAACTATTGAAGCTTTAGAGGCGGAAGCTAAGAATCCTCAACCATGGACTGGTGAGAGTAATCCAGAAGCAGCGTTTCCCTTAGAACTGACAGATAAAATTTTAAACAATGGAAAATAGAAGAAACTTTTTTAAAGCAGTAGGTTTATTTGCTGCAGGAGTAGTTGGTGCTAAGATAGCAACCTACACTCCTAAAAAGAAAGAAGAAGAGTTACAAGTTGCTGAATCGGTAACAGTAAAAGATGCTAATGGTAATGAGTATAACATGGTTGTAGTTCCTAAGAAAAAGGAAGAACCAAAACCAATACAAACTTCAGGATCAGGTAGCTTTCACTCAGATGTAAGCGCAAGACCTACTTCAGGCGGTAACTTCGTTCTAAGTGGCGCTCCACCACCTGAGACTATATTGATGATTAGTCAGAATAAAAAATTACGTAAATTAAATGCTTAATGAATAATAGAAGAGATTTCTTGAAGATGTTTGTTATGGCTTCTATGGCAACAGCATTGCCTATATCTTCAACTCCTAAAAAATTAACTGTACCTCTTACAACAGGAGATGGTGATATGAGGATCGGAGTAAATGGGGTAGAGCGAATGAGAATATACTCTAGTGGAAATGTTGGAATAGCTTGTATTAATCCTTCCTACGAATTAAAATTAAAAGTATAGCATATGCCAAAGTACAAAATTATGGGTGAACGTACCCTTGTAGAAGCTTGGACTTATATAGTTGAAGCTGATGATTACGAAACAGCAATTGAAATGGTTGAGGAATGTCCTGACGGAATGTGTGATGGCGTTACTCGTCTTCAGGACGATCAATGCTATGAGGATAATACTGAGTTTTCATTCTTAGAAGAGATTGAAGAACCGAAGAAGAAAGTAGCTAAGAAGGCAGTACCTAAAAAGAAAAAAAAATAATATGCAAATGTTAATAATTTTAGGTTATGTTTTAATAGCTGTTCTAGCTGTATTTGGTACAGTAGATATGCTTAGACAATTAAGAAAAAAATAAAAGTTATGAAAAAGTATTTTGAACGTTTCGAGCCACTCTTTGTGGCTTTAGGAGCTCTCGTATTCATTTACGTAGGGCTGTTTCCAGGATTAACCTCAGCAAACACTTTCGTTAATGTAATTTGTACAGCAGGCCTAATAGGATTGGCTATCTTTTTGTATGTATACTACGAAGATTATTTCACCACTAAAAAAGAAGATTAGTATGGCATACGAAAGTTGGGAAGAAAGGGAAGCTCGTTACAGAGAACAAGAAAAACAAAACAGATTAAAACAACAAATAAAAATTAAACAAATGATTAAGTTATCAAGTCTCGGTGTTATAGGATTAATCCTAATGGTTTTATTAGTTAAGTCTTGCGAAAGAATCGATGCAGGACATGTGGGTGTTAAAGTAAATCTCTATGGAGATAATAAAGGTGTAAGTGATGTTACTGAAGTAACAGGTATGGTGTTTTTTAATCCAATCACACATCAGATCTATGAGTTTCCGACCTTTATTCAACATAAAGAGTATACAGGTGATAATGCATTTATTGTAAACTCTAAGGATGGTAGTGAGTTTCATATTTCTCCTATCATTAACTACTCTGTAAAACGTGAAAAAGTACCATCTATCTTTGCTAAGTATCGTAGAAGCTTGGGTGAGATTGAAGATGGCTTCTTAAAGACTAACATTTACGATGCATTTCGTATGACAGCTAACTTTTATACAGCTGAAGAGTTAATTAGCAATCGTCAGTTATTTGAAACAAAGGTGAGACAAACATTAGATGCCAGCTTATTACCAGAAGGATTCATTATTAATCAATTGACTTCTAACTTAGTTTATCCTGAAACATTTAAAAGAGCTATTGAAGCTAAGAATAACGCAGTTCAATCAGCATTAATGGCTGAGAATAAGGTAAAGCAAGCAGAAGCTGAAGCTAAGATTAAAGTAGCTACTGCTGAAGGTAACGCATCAGCAATGCTAACATCAGCTAAAGCAGAAGCAGAGGCGAATAGATTAAAGCAACAAACCATTACTCCGATGTTATTACAATTAGAGTGGATCAATAAATGGGATGGTAAGCTACCAGTGTATGGTCAAGCTCCAATGTTGTATAAACCAATTAACTAAAATCCTAATATATGGCAACACAATTAGCAATCTGGACTTGTCAATACTGTGGTAAAGACACTTCCGATGTAGATATGGACTACCTTTCAAACTATGATCATTTAGGTTGTGCATTGGATGCAGAAATGAAAGCACAAATGGAAGCAAGTCAAGAACCTAACCCAGTCGACAAATGCATACTGTGTGGAGAAGATACAGCATACCGCTATAACGATCACATTGATACAAGAGTTGGATATATTGAAGGAGCAGGTCAATTATGTATTAAGTGTTGGAATAAGGGAACAGATCGTAGACATATGGCAGTTCCGATGAGTATGGTTTATGATACTCCAAACGATCAAGAATTAGGTGCTAAAGTAAGACAACTATATTATGAAAACAACAGCTGAGGACTTTTACGAAGCAATTAAACATGTAGGTGCCGGTAGTTTGTATTACCTTAAGAAAAAAAATGATACTGAGTTCATCTTTGAACCTCTTATTATTGATACAAAGAATAAGGATCTTACTATCAAAATACTAAAACGTGCAATGCTTGAACCAGATTTTGTAGCTTTTCCAGGAACACCTGAAGCGTACGAATTTATGAATGAAAAGTAGTATCTTTAAACTAACCAAATGACCATAAACATAACCGAAACCAATCTTTATCTAGCCACTATTGTACTTTTAATAATCATTCAAATCTATCATCAAAAAAGAATAGCAAAACTTGAAAAAGAGATAGATGATGTATGGCTTCAGCTTGGAGTTCTCACTCAAGGCCTTACTACTAAACTAATGGATCTACTTAAAGACTTAAATAACAAACAAGATAAAAATGAGAACAAGCGTAATAGTTAGATTACAAGTTGATGGCATGCACAACTTTCCTAAAGCAGCAGAGTTGTTTCCAGAAGTAGCTTTTTTAGCAGAAAGACATAGACATATATTTCACATCGAATTGAAAAAAGAAGTATTTCACGATGATAGAGATGTTGAGTTTATAATGTTTAAAAAAGACGTTACTGACTTTTTGAAGCAAATGTACTATAAGCCTGAAACTCGCACACATGAGTTTGGTCCCATGAGCTGTGAAATGATAGCTAGGCAATTATTAAACCAATTCCACTGTATATCAGTGACTGTCTGGGAGGACTTAGAAAATGGAGCAATCGTTGAAGCATAAAGTAACGCTAGTATTCGGGAGAATATGTAGTGGAAAAGGATCTTATATGAAGGATGCTGATAAGCGAATTGTGGTATCGGATATTGTAAAGAATATTATAAGCTCAAACAATAGAGATGCTTTGCAAAATTCCTTGCATTTGGATAATCAGATAGGTACTACTTTGATTAATAGCATTTACATAGCTAGCATGGCTAATAGAGAACATGTTGTAGTAGATGGTATTAGACAAGTATCGATCGTAGACAGGGTTCTAAACGCTTTTCCAGAGGCTGAATTGGTTTGGTTAGAAGTTCCAGTGGAGGAACGTAAACGAAGATATGAAGCTAGAAAGGATGTTAAGGACGTTGAATCATTCGAATTAGCAGATAATAAGGCTATAGAGTTGGAATGTCAGAAGATATTTCATACCTTTAAAGATAAATTAACAATTATAAACAATTACCAAATGGAATTAATTAAAAAAGCTAACGGCAATATCGTTCGTACAGCTGAAGAAAAAGCTCAAATGATTGAGGAAGCTGCTAAATACTATGGACAGTTTTTAACAGCAATGGGTTTTGATTGGGAGGCTGATCCTCACTCGGCTGACACTCCAAAAAGAGTAGCAAAAGCTTGGGTGACTGATTTAATTAAAGGTTCAATAAATCCTGCTCCAGTAATAACAGCGTTTCCTAACGATGAAGGTTATACAGGATTAATATGTCAAACTCGTATTCCAGTGGTTAGTATGTGTGCTCACCACAATTTGCAATTTGTTGGTTTATGTCACGTAGCATATATTCCTGGCAAAGAAAAAACTGATATGGTTATTGGTTTAAGTAAACTAAATCGTATTGTGGATTTTTATAGTCGTAGACCTAATATACAAGAGTCTTTAACCAAGCAAATTCACGATGAAATTGATAAGTTATGCGTTGGTAATCGTGGAGTGGCTGTGATTGTTGAATCACAACATAACTGTGTGCGATGCAGACAACTAAACCACGAAAGTGTGATGAAGACTTCACAGCTATCCGGCTACTTCCATACGAATGAGGTGGGTACTCGCGTAGAGCTATTTAGCTTAATTGAAAATTCTCGATTGTAATTAAAAGGTTTTATACCTCTACAACTATTTATTATAAACAAACTAAAGTAGAGGTATGAAGCATTTTTTAAAACAAGGAGATATTTATCACAGTTGGACAGTTATTGAAGCACATAATCCAAATCCACAGAGCAGTTTAGTACAATGTTCGTGTGGAGAACAAAGAACAATGCGAAATTGGAATTTAATAGATGGATCACCTAGCAAGTGTAAAGAATGTTATCAACTAGATAGAATTAAAGCTGCTCTCATTCCTGTAGGAACGCAGTATGGAGATTGGACTATTATAAGTGATAAATACGAAAAGAAAAACAGTAGAACTGGGGGGTTAAAACAGGAAGTAGTGTGTAAGTGTGGATATACTAAGTTTTTAGAGTTATACCAGCTAAAAGTAGGTAAGACTGTTAAGTGTTTAATATGTGCATCGAGAGATCGCTTGCAAGTATATAAAGACTTGATACCTATTCGCTATGTTAAACGAATAGAGTATGAAGCTATTAATAGAGGGCTTTTGTACGATCTAACCTTAGATTATCTATACAATCTGTATAACGAACAAAAAGGTACTTGTGCTATATCAGGAATGATTCTTAGTATGCCATTAGTTAATATTTCTAGGTACGAAAAGGGAAAAAAATTCAATAATTCCAAAGACTTCACCGCTTCTTTAGATCGCATTGATTCAAAACAGGGTTATATTGAAGGTAATGTGCAGTGGGTACATAAACTTGTTAATAGGATGAAAATGGATTTAGATGAGGTTGAATTTTTCAGTATTGTTAAGCAAATAAGTAAATACAAACAGCTATAATATCAAAAAATCAGTATAAATACCCTTGTTTAATTAGATTAGTTGGTGTAATTTTATAGCATAAAACAAATAATATGAAAAAAACAACAACAAACCCCACGTACCCATCGTACAAAACTACTGATTTAGTTAATCATTTAAATGAATCAGGAACAGGCACTTTAAGTCAAACATTCAATCCTAACTTTACAACACAAAGTAAACCTCAAAGTCTATTTGCATATGTAAGTACCTCTCAACCAGGTACAATCGTTAATATAAGCACAGAGTACCAAAATTTATCAGAGAAAGAAAAATCAGAATTACTTTCAAAATTATTTGAATGGATTGCTAATAAAAAAGCTGAGATTAAACCTGTAAAATTATATACAGAACAACAAGTAATAATGGCAATGCATTTAACTAATACATACAAAGAAAATTATAATCAGGTATTAGAACAATTAACACCCATAGAACTACCAACTGATGAGGAGGTAGAAGTAAAATCTAAAAAACTGCCATTTGAAGTTCGTGTTAATAACGATTTATATAACGAAGCTCTTAATGAAGGATTTTTTTTAGGAGTAGAATATATGCAACAACAAATACTCAACCAAAACAAATAACCTATGAAAAACCATAATTATAACTTACCCACAGGTACAGATGAACAAGGACCTTATTGGTTAGATGAAAATAATAACAAATATAGATGGAATGGGCCAATGGTAGGACTCAGTATGAGCATGGAATTCTCTGTAATAGAACAAGAAGCTCAGAAACGACATCCCTATGAAAAACACATGGGTGCTACATGGGAAAATGGATTACACGAAGGTTTTATAATGGGTGCAGAATGGATGAAACAACAAATACTTAACCAAAACAAATAAACAGTTATGAAAGTAAAAGAATTAATTGAAGCACTACAAAAAGTAGAAAACCAAGATGCAGAAGTATTCTACGGTAAAGAAAGTGAAGGAAGTATGTACATTTGCCATTATGATTTAGAAGAACATGATACTGATGGTAAATACGCTCACCCTGAATGGAATGCAGATTTTACTCCTAAAGAAAGAGTTGCTGACTATCCATATGATGAACCATCTAGATTGTCAATTTGGTTAGGATACCTATAAATTATAAATTATGAGAACAGCAATGCAATTAATGCTTTGGTATTTAAAAAATGAAGGTCTTGAAGAAAGTGGAGCATATTATAAAGCTAAAATGCTACTTGAAAAAGAAAAAGAGGATTTAATGAAAGCATTTTCAGATGGTCAAGAAACACCAATAAACCATCCCACTCTACCTCATTATAGTAGAGAGGAGTATTATAACGATAACTATAATCAAGATAAATAATATGAAAAAAGTAAAGTACGGATACATATCCCCAATTAAGTATCAGCACCTCATTCCAGAGAGTGCTGACTTTCATTTGATATTAGCTCACTTATTAGATAAGAAAGAGTACGTAGATTTCTACAAAGAGAAGATCAAGAGAGGCGATACAGTGATATTAGATAACTCAGCATTTGAGTTCAAGAGAGCGTTATCAGCTGAAGAGATCTTTGGCTTTATTGAACGTAGTGGCATTGAACCAACATATGTAGTAGCTCCAGATTACCCATTCCAAGAATGGCAAGTTACTATGGAATCTACTCTAGCTTTTATAGAAGAAGTTAAAGATAAACCTTACAAAGTAATGGCTGTTCCTCAAAGTAGAAGAGGTGATGTAGATGGATGGGTAACATGTTATGATTTAATGGTTACGAATCCTAACATTAGTGTAATTGGTATGTCTATTTTAGGCATTCCTAACGCATTCCATGCGATGACTGGTACAGACGATATCGCTTTTAATAGAATATTTGCAACCAAATATTTATTAGAGCGTAAGAATAACCATCCAACTAAGTGGCATCACTATTTGGGATTGGGTGGAGGACCGAGAGAAATCTTGATTCAAAGGCAGTTAGGATTAATGGATAGTAATGATTCATCTTCTCCTTTCTGGCATGGTTGTATGAATATTCATTTTGATAAAAGCATTTGGGGATTACAATATGGAAAAAGCAAGGAAGAAGTTAACTTCGATTTTGAATACTATCCAGGAAATGCTGAAGTTATTAAATATAACATCGATTACATGGAAAATGTTATTTTAAAATAATGAAGGAATTTGACCCTAAACAAAAATCTCAAGGCTTAGGCGATACCATTGCTAAGTTTACAAACTTCTTTGGTATCGACAAGCTAGCGGATTGGGTAGCAAAGATGTTCGGAAAGAAGGATTGTGGATGTAATCGCCGTAGGAAACAATTAAATAAAATAGTATCTTATAAAGATGATAATAATAGACCTAAATAAATACAAATCTATAGAGCATGCTCTTAAGGTTTATAAGCAAAAGCATAATAAGATCGGTACTGTAAAAGAACTACGTGATAGACAAACCTTTACAAAGCCTTCTGTTAAGCGCAGAGCTGAGTTATTAAATGCAAAATACAAACAACAAAAATACGGAAATCAATAAGTTATGTTAAACGCAGATCAAATTATAGAGAAAGGTCTACTTAAGTTAGAACACTCTAAAGGTAAAAAAGCTCAAATTGGTTACGACTTATCTTTGAAAGAAGTTAATAAGATTGGCAACAGCTCAGGTTTTGGGTTTGTTGTTGAAAGTAGAATTGGCAAAGTTTTAAAAGATAAAACTGAACTAACTACTTACAATAAAGTTGAAAAGCTTAATTTAGATGCAAAGCATGGATGGTTACTACATCCAGGAGTTTACGACATTACCTTTTGGGAAGGATGCACAATTCCTTCTAACTATGTAGGATTAATTAGACAAAGATCCTCTATGTTAAGAAATGGTACAGTATTACATTCGTCTGTATTTGATCCAGGATTCGAGACAGAATTTATGGGAACTGTAATGGTAGTTAACGAACCTATCTTTATTGAGGAAGATGCTCGTGTAGCTCAAATTTATTTCCATGAGTGCGATCCTGTAGAAGAATTGTATGACGGCCAGTGGCAAAATGATAAACAAAGAAAGTAATGCAATCAAGAGAATCAAAAACAAAATGGCATTTTGTAAATAGTCTAACCAAATCAGCGTGTAGAATGTTGGGATGCATTTGGGGAATAGCGTATGCTGATTTATATACAATGAGCATAGCATTTTTTGCTGCCGAAGTGTTGGGTGTTATAGAAGAATTTTAATATGAAATTAGACAAATACAACAAGCTTAAACTAAAGCTAGAGGTTTTCAAATTAGAGAAGAATTATTTTACATTGGATCAAATCCTATATTATTTTTCTTTCTTAGGTAATATCTTTTTGATTTATTTTGGATACTTCTTTGTTAAGTCTATTACTAATAGTATACCCCCTTTATTTCCTTATCAAGATTTCTTCTTTACTGTATTTGTAGGTTTATTTTTAACAGGATATGAATTAACTAAGAGATTTGCCTTAGAGCAATTTTTTACAAACACACTTCAGATTAAAAGATTAACAACTGGAATCTTTATTGGAGGAATGATTTGTTCATTTTTAATAGCAGGTAGTTTTTACTTATCTGTCAAAGGTGCACATAGGTTAGTTGATAACACAGAAACAATAAGTACAGCAGTAGATGCAAGTATTGCTCAGAAGCAAGACTCAATAGCAAAGTATTATGATAAGGAAATACTATATTATAGAAATCAATCTGCTAGAACCAGATCCGAAAAAGTCTACCGTGATTCGATTGTTAACGTCTTACAGATGGCGAAGGATACAAAAATCCAACAAATTGAATCTAAAGCGCAAACGAAAACGAGTACTACTTTGGAGAAGAATAGTGAAAACTCCACTGCGTTTCTTTTTATAACAATTTTCCTTGAGATGATTGTTTTAATTGGTGTTGGATTTGATGCATTCTATACGTTAGGCAGTTATGAAGAAACTAAAAAACTGTTACAGACTCCTAAGTTTAAACAGTTGGAATTAAATTTAAAATTACTTAAGTTATATTATCAGAATGGTAAGAAGGTAGCAGGTGATCAAACACTATCTTTTAACAAGTTTAAGTCTTTAGCACAAACACAAAAAGTAGATTGTTCACAAGCAGATCTAAAATCTTTTGTTACCTTATGTCAAGAGTTAGATATTGTAAAAGAGTTCAGAGGTAGGAAGAAAGAATTTATGATATCCTACGTAGAAGCTAAACACATCATAGAAAGCCAGGAAGTAATATAAAATGCAAGAAAAAAGCTACGTTACAGTCAATAGCAAAGAGACTTTAAAAGAATTACTAGAACATATTAAGAACAGCGAACTCGTTGCATACGATACTGAGACCGATAGTTTGAATCCTCGTAAAGGTTTGATTATTGGTTTTTCTGTATCTGGTGAAATTGGCAAGGGTTACTATATGCCAATCCGTGAATGGAAGAACGATCACTTAGAAGAAATTATAATAGAAGGTACTAATGCTGATAAACTAGCTAAGTTTGCTATTAGTCAATTACTAAATAAAAAGCTAGTGATGCATAACGCATCATTCGATGTTCGATTTACAAAGAACTTTTACGGAATAGATTTACTCCCAGCCTTATATGCCGATACCGGATTACTTGTACATACAGTAAGAGAGGAAGGAGCATTTGGATTTGGTAATCCTTTTGGATTGAAGTCTATTGCTAAGATGGTTCAAGCAGATATCGGACTTAATGTAGAAGAAGAAGCTAACGAGGAACAACTAGAATTAAAAGCAAGTATTAAAGCTAATGGAGGATCTACCTCAAAAGATAACTTTGAGATTTTCAAAGCAGATATGAAAATACTTTCTAAGTATGCAGCTGCCGATACAGATTTAACATTAAGAATCTACCATCATTTTTTAGGATTACTTAAAGAAGAGGATCTTGAGAAGTTTTTCTTTGAGGATGAAGTAATGCCTTTATACAAAGAAGTTACAGTTCCTATGGAAGATTATGGTGTGAGAGTAGATGTACCTTTAATGCAAGAGATTAGAGCTAAGATAACCGAAGATCTAAAGTCTTATGGAGAGAAAGTAACTGCTACTTTATTACAAGAGCCTAAAATTAGAACTTGGATTATAGAAAGAGCTTGGGAAGCTTATCCACCTAAGAATAAAGGAACCTTTGCTCAACGATTATTAGAGCAAGCAGGTAGCAATTTGATAAAGTCTGAAAAGACTGGTAAGTACACTTTGAACAAATCATCTCTTACAGCGATGGAAGAAAGTCCTGTTAAGTATTATTTACTAACTGGTGATGAAAGTCACTTAACCAAAGAGCAAATTGTTAGATGTAGTCTCTCTTTGTGGAAGGAAGATAATGGTGGTGAGTTCTTTAATATCCAATCTAAGGACCAATTAGGTAAAATAGCCTTTGATGTATTAGGTTTAAAACCTCTATCATCAACAACTAAAGGCAAAGCTCAGTTTGATGAAGATATGATTCAATCTATTAGTGATCAATTTGAATGGGCTAAGTATTTAAGAATTTATAACAAACTAACTAAGATCAAATCAGCTTATATTGATCGCTTTTTGGATTCATCCGAAGATGGAAGATTCTATCCTTACTTCAAACAGAACGGAACTGTATCTGGAAGATATGGATCTGACTTACAACAGCTACCTAAACCATTAGAACCAGGACAGGACGAAGAGATTATTATGGAATACACTAACATTGTTAGAGCATTCTTTATTTGTGATGATGGATATAAGCTATTAGATACTGACTACGCTTCGTTAGAGCCTAGAGTGTTTGCAACTGTAGCTGGTGATCCAGGTTTGAAAGAGATCTTTAATAACGACTTAGACTTCTATTCTCACATTGCTATCAAAACTGAAAAGCTAGAAGGTGTTAGTGCACATACAAAAGCACCCAACTTCCTTAAAAAGGTAGATCCAGTTAAAAGACAAACAGCTAAGTCATATTCATTAGGTGTGCCTTATGGTATGTCAGGCTATGCTTTAGCAATGTCTCTAAACGTAAGCAAGGAAGAAGGACAAAGACTTGTAGAAGGTTACTTAGAGGGATTTCCACAACTAAGAGAATGGAGAGAAAACTCACGAGCATTTGTAAAAGAGAATGGATACATTAAAAATAAGGTAGGAAGGATTCGACATCTACCTATCGCCAAGAAAGTTTATGCCAAGTACAAAGATCAACTCATTGATGATTGGAGATTTAGAAAAGAATTAGAACGTGGATATGGAGTTGAGTTAGTAACTAAGATCTATAAGGATTATAAAAATGCATTGAATAACTGTTTAAACTTCCAAATTCAGAGTTATTCTGCTAGTATTGTAAATAGAGCTGCTTTACAAATAAACCGTAAATTTAAGCAGGAAAACATAGAAGGACAGGTGATTGCTCAGATACATGACCAATTAATTTGTCAAGTGAAAGAAGAGTTTGTTCCTAGAGCTTGTGAGATTGTACAAGATTGTATGGAAAATACAACTAAACTAGATGGTGTAAACTTAATTGCTGAGCCTGAGGTTACAATAAATTTTAGGGATGGCCATTAATTTTAATAAAAAGCAGTATATTTATTAAGACAAAGAGGTACTTGGTAGGCCTCGGTTACGAACAATAAAATTTATAAACCGTTCACCGTAAGGGAACACAAACTTAAACAACATGGGAAACTTTAGACCCTTCGAGCTAGATCCATTTGACTTGCTTTGGAGAAATTTACTAGACACACAATCACACTTTACTGCACTCACGCAGAAAATCACACATCCAGTAGACATTTTTGAAACAGAACAAGGCGTACTCTTTGAAGTAGCTGCTGTAGGACTTTGTCAAGAAGACATTGAAATTCTTGTCGACGGAGATCAATTACGCATCAAACACGATGCAAAACCATTTAATCAAGAAAACGCTCTTTACAGAGGTATTAAAAGATCTGGTTTTGACCTTACTTTTAAGATCTCAACTAAGTTTGATCTATCACAGTTAGCAGCATCTTTAGACAAAGGATTACTAACTCTCAGTATTCCAGTTGCTGAAGGTAAAGCAGTGCGTAGAATTGAAATCAATGTGCCAAAAGCACTTCCAGCTAAAAAATAAATAAAGGTAAAAGGCCTACCAAATATCTGTTATGTTTAAAAATGAGTTCCTCACCTTTCAAGACAACCTCTACGTCATTAAAAAGATTATCCGCGAAGACACAAATCCTGTCATCGACGTTTGGAAAGAACATTTAAGGGCGGATATTGTATTAAGAAGGGATGGATGGCTCTATTTTTTAGAGTTAGTACCTGATTTAGAAATTATTAATTAATAAAGTATATGAGTAAATTACAACCAATGAATGGCTATCTAATACTGAAGCCAATTGAAGAAGAGGAGCAAACGTATGGCAACATCGTAATCCCAGATTTAGGTAAAGAGAAGCCTGAAATCGGAATAGTAGTAGCAACATCAGGAACCTACAACTTTAATTCAGACAAGTTAGTACCATCAAGTCTACAAGAAGGAGACAAAGTCTTAATTCCAAAATTAGGATCTTTGAGAATTACTGTGGAAGGTGAGGAGTACTACATTACAAAAGAACAAGACGTTTATTCAAAATTTAATTAAAAATGGCAACACAAACAGTTTTTGGAATAGAGCTAAAAAATAAACTATTAGCAGGTATTAAGCAATTAAACCATTCTGTGTCTTCAACATTAGGACCAGGTGGTAGAACAGTTTTGATCAAGGATAGATCAGGCGAAGTGAAAGTAACTAAAGATGGTGTGACTGTTGCAAAGTCGTTTCATGAATTAGAAGACCAAGTTGAGGACTTAGGTGCTCAATTAGTAAAGCAAGTATCTATTAAGTCTGCTAATGAAGCAGGTGATGGTACTACTACTTCAACTTTACTTACTACTGTTATGGTAGAGGAAGGATTGAAACTAATTAACCAAGGTTCTAATCCAGTAGAAGTTAAAAAAGCAATTGACAAATATGTAGCACAAGTAGTTGAAAACTTGAGAAACATATCTCAAGACATTTCAACAGAAGAACAGATTAAGCAAGTGGCTACTATTTCTGCTAACAACGATACTGAAGTAGGAGAATTAATTGCTACAGCTATTGGTAAAGTTGGTAGAGAAGGTATTGTTACAATTGAAGAATCTAAAACTGGTGAAACTAGTTTAGAAGTTGTGGAAGGTATGCAGTTTGATAGAGGTTACAAATCTCCTTACTTCGTTACCAACAATAATACAATGACTGCTACATTGGATGAACCATATGTTTTAATCTACGATGGTAGAATTACTACTGCAGCAGAGTTGTTAAATGTTTTGAATAAGGTAAACTCAGAGAACAAATCTTTGTTGATTGTTGCTGAGGATATTGATGGTGAAGCATTGGCAACTTTGATTGTTAATAAGATGAGAGGTATTGTTAAAGTGGCTGCTGTTAAAGCACCTGACTTTGGTGAAAGAAAAACCTTGCTTTTGGAAGACTTAGCTATCTTGACAAAGGGTCAAGTTATAAGTAAAGACAAAGGACATAAGTTAGATAAATTAACACCAGTCCAATTAGTAGAATTTTTAGGTAAAGCTAGATTGGTAACAGTTGGTAAAGAAGATACTACAGTTGTAGATGGTAAAGGTGAGACGGAAGCAATTAATGCAAGAGCTGAAGAAATTAAAGAGCAAATTGAAAAAGCTGGTTCATTCTACGAAAAAGAGAAACTACAAGAGAGATTAGGTAAACTAATTGGTGGTGTAGCTATCATTTCAGTAGGAGGTAACTCAGACATTGAAATTAAAGAAAAGAAAGATAGAGTAGAAGATGCTTTATTTGCTACCAAAGCAGCATTAGTTGAAGGAGTAGTTCCAGGTGGAGGTATTGCTTTGATTGAAGCTTTTGAGTCAGTAGGTTTACCACAAACTGCATCAAGCGATAATCAAAAGGGTTGGGATATTGTAAGAAAGGCTTGTAATAGTCCTTTTACTACAATCTTAACAAATTGCGGTATTGAAGATTATTATGGAATTTTACGTCTTATTAAAGATACACGCGGAGATTTCTTTGCTGCTTCACAACAAGATGAGTTATTTACCTATAATGCTAAAACCCATACTGTAGTACATGCTGTCGAAGCAGGATTGTTAGATCCCACCAAAGTAACACGCACAGCTTTAGAGAATGCAGCATCAGTAGCTGGAACAATATTAACCACCGAATCAGTTATCTTCGAAAAGAAAGACGACAAGTCTAAAGAAGATGACATGATGTCACAATACCAATAGTTATGTTAGCAGGTATTATCCTATTTGCTTTTATTGCTAATGTTTTAATCATTAGTATGTTTATAGTAGAAGAAAGAATAGAAAAGCTTCCTCCCGAAAGTAAATTAAAAAAATGGTGGAGAAAGCATTTAATAGGCGAGGATATTTACGGAGACAATTTCTAAGATAAGCCCCTACTTTTGAGTAGGGGTTTTCTATTTATAAGACAGCAATCTCCTAAACACTCTATGGTAAGAATTAAGAAACATAATGGTGCTGAGTTTATTATCATAGATACAGACATTCTTATGTATGAAGATAGAGAGGTTTCTAAGATCGTTCCTGTCCAAGTCCAAGTAAGACTTAAAGACTTAACCGAACAGCAACAACGTGCTATATACAAGCACGCTTCCATATACTTTGATCGTACATTATCCATCAATAAACCTCAGCCTGAGGTAAAGAAAGGATGGTTTTCTAGCTGGTTTAGTAAATAGTATATACAAGCTTTTCTCTTGAATTTAGTGCAAGGTAGCTATTTATTAGTACCAAAATCAAGACATGAAGAACTACGTACTATTTTTCCTAGGGACCATCCTATGGTTCACTTTTCTTGCTAGCTTTTCACATAAAGAAGTTCCTGCATTCGTTCCACAAAAAGCCCACGTAAATTCGGTTATAAACAATATCAAGGTAGGTCCTCTTACAGGAAACAAAAACCTTGCATTTGGCGTTAAAAACGTATTAGAGGAAGCTTTACAAGATAAAGGCTTTGATTTAGTAGATCGTTATAGTGCAGATCACATAGTAGACGTAGAAATCATATTCTTTGATATTGAAAATACTCAGAAGGGAGTATCAGTGTTCCACAAAGATGAGAATGCTGTAGTAGTGCGAATGAGAGCAACTCTTTCAGATGGTGAAGGTAAAGTTATTAAAACTGTTATAGCTGAAGATCGTTCTTCAGAAATTAGTACATCAACCCTATTAATTAATCAGGGAGGTCAATTCAATTCAACAGTACAAAGGAACGCAGTTAAAAAAGCTTGTGTTTTAGTTGTGTCAAAACTTTTTTAGCAAATGAGAAAACTATTAGTATTTATTCTACTTTTGGTAGGAGTGACTGGGTTTGGTCAAATTAAATTTAAGGCGAGTACATCTATTGGGGGAGCTACTCTTGATAGAGGTAGTGAGTTTGATTATATAGTATATGGTAATGGTAATTCCGATGCAACAACTCGCCAATTACTTTTTGATTTGCAATATGATAAAGACAATTTTGAAATAGTATCCGTAAACCATACAGGTACAGGAGGTAATGGTGGTATCTTACCACAAAACAGTACTATCAATTTATCATACTACAACTATCCTGGCTACAGCTGGGCTGCAGTAACATCAGGCAACAGTGCTAACAACACTACAAATGGTAGCACTAACTATCAATACGCTCAGTATGTTTATAGTGGTACTAGTGCAAACGCTATATTAAGAATTACACTTACCTGGGCCACTACTTCAGCAATGCCTTATAACTCTTATAGTGATTTTATTAAGGTAAGATTTAGATTAAAAGCAGCATCTACTGCATATACTTTTAATCCAATCAAGTTAAACTTTGTTGCAGGTTGGAATAATGCAGGAACTATAGTAGCTACTACAATGGAATCTCCACTATCTACGGCAGTTGTAATGAATCAAAACTACGGCAAGTATGTAACTGCAAAAGTTGATCTAAACTCAAACCTATATAATTTAACAGGTTTGAAAGTATCTTTTAAGGATACTGCAACTAATACAGGACAACTGTTTAATGTATTATCAGATGGTAGTGTTGATATCAATCAATCTTTATTAGCTGCTAACAAAGTTTACAGTGTTAGTTTAATGCATGAGATGGATAAGATCTACACAATATATAATGGTGCAATAACAATATCAGATTTTACTACAGCCCAAAATGAATTCACTTCTATGGGATTAGATGGCACTAATGGTCAAATTTTAAAAACAGGTCAGTCATTATATGCTGCAGATATTAACAGAAACAATAAAATTGATGGTGGTGACTTGCCTAGATTGTTAGCTCAAATAGCTACTTTAGATACTTTAAATACATTGCCAACTGGGTATACAGTAGGTAGTGGTGGTTATATGAGTCTACCAACTTGGAGATCAACTGATGTAACAACTGTAGCTGGTCAAACAGAATGGGGATATGTTACACCTGGTACTAACTTTAGTACTTTGCGTATTGACATGAGAAAGTTTCCTAGTGGTGTAGCTGCCAATACCATCAAGAGTATCCAGCTATTTGATGTATACACAGGTCCTATTGAGTATATAAGCGAAGATGCTTCTTGGGCACAATACAAAGTACCTTCTACTTTAACCAAAGCTACAGATGGTACTTCTATATTCAATTCATACATTAGAAACATAAATGGTCAAAATGCTGACTATGCGTTTCAAGTAGAGTTCGCTTTCAATACCGATCCAGCAAACTCTTGGGGAGCAATAACAACTTCAAACTGGAAGGACATATCATATCCTAAGACATACTTTAAGACTACTACATTAGGAGCTAATCAAATTTTAGATCTTAAGTATCTTTTATGGGGTGATGTAAATAGATCACACTCATCTCAAGTAGTAACTACAAGTGGTGGTAGCAGTACAGTACAAACAAATGCAGTTAATAGCTTAAGAACGAATGATGCATTTGCAAGTATGGCTACAGCTAATATGGCTTACATCAATACTCCTAACGATATTACTGCTATAGATGTTAATTTAACAAACATAACAGTAACATCAAATACTATTGAGATTCCTGTAGATCTTGATACTAAAGGAGCAAGTGTAGGTGGTTTACAATTAGAGTTCCAATACGATCCAACTAAGATTAAGTTTGAAGAGATAGTATCAAATATTCCAAGTACTTGGTATGTGTTTGCTACTTCTAAAGATGGCAAGGTTAAGTTTGGAGCTTTGGATCAAAACAACAAAACTGGAATCAAAGGAGTTAATACTCCATTTAAATTAAAGTTCTCAACAATTGGTAGTGGAGTTGATATTCTAACATCTGTAAAAGTTTCACCAACTATGGATGCTAGTAGTATTAACGGAACCCAATTAGGTATTAATTTAAACAGAACCCAAATCAAATTAACAGGATATAATAACTTCTAATATGAAAAAAGCATTATTAATAGTAGTTACGTTATTAGCATCGTGTACTAAGATAGTACAACCCGTACCACAGGTAATAGACTTAGGTACTAAATCAACTTCTACAGCTATCAAATCCATCAGCCAAGTTGGCAATGTAGTTACTGCTGAATTTGAAACAACGATAGGATCTAAATACTCAGTGCAAATTATACCTTTCGGTAGTGACGAACCCTCTAGGAAAGAAGGGTTTACAGCAAATGAGACTATAACTAGAAAAGTGTTTGATTTGTCAAACTTAGCCAAAAAGGATTATGATCTAATATTTATAGACGTAAGTGGTAAAGAAGTTAAATATCCAATAATTATAAAATAATTTAATATGGCAGAAGAACAAGAACAACAATCAGGTGGAACTTCGATTAAACAAATTTTAATCGGATTAGTATCAACTATTACATTAGGTGTAGGTGGTTGGTTTACAACTAAGTTAACAGGTGGTGATGATAAGGAAGCAGCTCCGGTACAACAAGCAGCTCCAGTAATTAACATTCAAAACAACCAAACTCAGCAACAAGCTGCAGGAGGTAAGACTGTGATTATCAAGGAGAAAGCAGCTGAACCTGCAAAACCAGCTAAGCCTAAGAAAGAAGGTGATGAATTTAAAGAGAAACCAGCTGCATGGTAGTATGGTATCAAATAGGAACAGTAGCTTTCTTTATAGGATTGCTATCGTTTTTAATTAAGTGGTCGTTTAAAATAAATAAAAAAGATGAGTAATCAACCGCCAAGTGGCTTCAAAGATCTATTAAACGCAATGATGAAACGCAGATGGTATATCACTGCGTTAGTATTGGGAGGTTTTATGTTAATTATAGCTGGTATGTTTACCGCTATAGCAGTTAAAACTCCTATGGCAGCAGAATGGAAAGAATTGCTGTTATTGTTGTTAGGTGCTTTTATTGGTAGCTACGGCAAGATTATTGATTACTGGTTTAGCGATACGGACAAAGACAAGATGTTAGTTCAGAAGATGGATGAAGAAGATGGTACAACTCTATCTCATACTAACGATATGAAAGAAACTAACAAACCAGTTACTCCTTTAATTCCAGATGCATTCGTTCAAGGTGCAGCTGCAGCTAGAGAATTAGCTGTTACTGAAAACAAACAGAATTATGATCTAAAGAAAGACGAACAAGAACATCGTCAACTATTAGAAGTAGATCAACAAGAGCATGATCAAGAATTAGAAAAATTAAAACTAGAGCATGAAATAAAAGCACATAGATATTGCGAACATGAGTGGGGTGATGCAGATCACGACGGTCATTTAGAATGTCAGAAGTGTGGGTTGTTTAAACCAGAATGGGATGATACACACTAAAATGTAAAACTATGAAACAATTTTTCAAAAGCTTGTTTGATGATTCAAACAGCATTAACGAGAAAGCAGTAATAGGTTTCGGAGCTTTTGTTATGATGGTAGTTTTTGCAGTAGCAGACATTGTTACTGGTAGTATGGGTAAAGATTTAGTAGTAAATGAATTTATTTACGATTCATTTAAGGTACTAACAATAGCTTGCTTTGGCATTGCTTCGGTTGACAAATGGATTAATAAAAAGGGTGAATAATTAAAAGGGGGTCACAAGCCCCCTTTTTTCCAAAATCAAAAGGTATGAAGAATATAAAAGATAAATTATTTCTAGGGTTTGTAAAACTGGTTTTTGCATGGACAGTATTTGCTTTAACTTTTCAAGTTACTATGATAACTTTGAGTTATACCAAACCTGAACTGGCTACAAGAATAGGTAATGAACTAACTTGGAGATTGGATGGTAGATTCAATAAATAAACTATATGAAAAGTATTTTAGTTACTATAGCAGTATTGTTCGCACTAAGTGCAACAGCTCAAGATGTAGTTGTATTAAAGCATACAAACTATACATCTCACTTTAGCAAGTCAAAGAAGTATCCAGTAATGGTAGAGTGGTGGGAAACAAAAGCAAAAGTTGCTTGTGAAAAACCTTTCCCAAGAGTAGATGCTTTCAGACCTGATCCTTTAGAGATGGAAGTAACTGATATAAAAGCAGACTATGTGAATAGTGGTTATGATAGAGGACATATGAGTCCCGCTGCATCTAACCAATGTCAAACAATGGATGTGCAGTTAGAATGTTTCTATATGAGTAACATGGCTGCACAAACACATAGATTAAATGCTGGAGATTGGAAATCATTAGAAGTGCTTACAAGAGAGTGGGCAACTAAAGAAGATTCGGTTCATGTATGGGCAGGTAATGTTGGAGAGATTAAGAGAATAGGAAGAGTGGCAGTTCCAAAGCAATGTTGGAAAGCAGTTCACGTTAAAAAAACAAACGAATGGTTTTTCTTCTTATTTGAGAATGACCTATCTAATCCAGACGGTATTAATAACAATAAAGTTTTAAAAGAAGATATAGAATTATTAACGGGATTAAAATTCAAGTAGTATGAAAAAGTTACTTATCGGATTATTATTTTTAGCAAGTTGTACACCAGTAAGATATGTGTACATAGATCCAAAGGATTCAGTAGTTAGAGAACAAAGAAGGATACACCAAGACTTCACTACACCCCTCTACTTTCAGTATAACTGGTATAGACCTTACTACAGTCCAATTATTATTCAAAGGCAAAGACCTATTGTAGTTCCGCAGAAACCTATCATAGTTCCACAAAGACCACAATATAAACCAATGCCTTCAAGACCATCAAAATGGAGAAACTAAAATATGAAAAACTTATTAATGTTATTAGGTCTATTTTTGACCACAAATGTAGTTGCCCAAACTGTAGGGTCGACAAAGACAGAACAGTACAAGGCTTCATTCGAAACAAAAATCGATATTAGTCAATTCTTAGATTATGATGGACCTACTATTCCGATACAGATTCTCAAATGTGGTATTGGTGATGAGGTTTATGAGCAATATCCAGAACTCAAGGAGAAGAAAGTTGGTTTGGGTGTGGCTAACATCACGTTGGAATATCTTGAAAATCTTAATCGCTTTACATTTACGGAAGATAAGACAGAGATCAAGAACAGGATGGTCAAGCAGTTCCAAGCATCACAAGCAGGAATCTCTCAAGATAAGTTGGATGGACGAGGCAAGATTAGACTAGCACACTACTTTGTAGAGATAGAAGTCTATGATTGGTCAGTAAGTGATGATGAAGAAATTAATTTAAAGGACGGAGTTAAAAATACAATGGTAACCCGTTTAGGTTTACAAGTTAGGTTTACAGATGCAGAGACAGGAGAAATCATTGCTGCATCAGGTTTAGGAGAAGCTAAGACAACTAGAGAATTAACTTTATTAAGTGACGCTACAGTTGATCCAGTTAAATTCAATCAATCAACAGTATCTATTGCAACTAAGAAAGCATTGGATATTGCATGCGCTCGTATCTTAGCTCGTATGGTTAAGAAGGACGTATTTAAAAAGTAAAACTATGGCAAACGCAGCACCAAAGAAAAGACCCATGAGAAGTAAACGCTCTGGGATTAAGAAAGCAGAATTAGTAAAAGCTAATCTAGAAGTTCTTAAGAAGATTAATAATTCCAAATTATAGATGAAAAAATGGGTAAGATTTCTTTCAATATTCGTTTTGTTCCTAATAGCTTATCAAGCTAACGGACAAGTCATTACCCAAACCTATACAGATCCATGCGACGGTAAAGTTTACACAATATCCGTCCCAATTCCAAACCAAGTAGTAGTCGTTGTTATTAGAGGTAAGACTAAAACGTTTACCTATGTAGAAGCACAATCAGGTGTTATGTCTACTTGGATCACTACAATCCTATCAGAGCCATGTCCAGTATCAATAGCCGTAACCGTAGCCCAACAGGCTGCGCAAGCGGCAAGCAGTGCAGCATCCTCGGCAGCGAGTTCAGCAGCTTCATCAGCAAGCTCAAGCGCATCTTCAGCAGCATCATCCGCAGCATCAAGTGCTTCGAGCTCAGCAGCATCCTCTACCCCTGCATCAACTTCATCGGGATCATCATCTTCCTCCCAATCATCTTCATCATCTACGGAGTCATCATCATCCAGTGGATCATCGGAAAGCAGCGGAGGAGGGGAAACAAAATCAGAAAGCAAGCAAGAAAGCAGTGAGTCTAAATCTGAATCAAAAGAGGAAAAGAAATCAGAAGAGAAGAAGAAAGAAGAGGAAAAGAAAAAGAAACAAGAAGAGCGAAAAGCTAACCCTCCAGTAGTCAAAGCAGACCTGTCAGTTATACAAGCAGGATTTGTTGTAATACCTACTCTCAATCTTAACATGTCAAAGTCTTTAAACGACGGGATGTTAAACTGGGGACTCAGCACTTCTGTCAGAGCTGATCTAAAGCAAATAGTAATAGGTGGTAACACATCAAGTGTTATCATGAAAGAAGGAAAAGTAAAAGGTGTAACATCTACAAGTGTTACTTATGTAACCGATTGGAGTAATCAATTTATTTTTTATGGTTGGAGTTATATAAGGTTATTGAATAAAGGTGCTGTAGCTGGATTAAGTTTGAGTGGTAACGAATTACTAATAAAGGGTAACCAATTAATGTTATCTCCTTCAGTAATTGTTTTCTATACAAGACCTATCCAAGTAACTAAAAAGCAAACAGTATCTCCAGAGTTGTATCTTATATCCTCTCCACTTATGTATGGACAGAAAGATAAAGTTGCAACTTATGATTACAATGTATCATTCTTTACTGGAGCTGGAACGGATATAGTATTTACCAAGAAGTTTAAAGCTAACTTTAACTTTAAGGTAAACATAAGCACTAATCCAAATGTACCTTTGATGAGTGTTTTTTCAATAGGCTCAAAAATAAATTTATAGAAAAGTTGGAACTTTACTTCAATATGGTGCTATTTATTATAAACACACTAAAGTGAAGTCAACAGAAGTTATTTTCTTGGATAAGTATTATGAGTATAGAGATTTTATAGAAGAATGTAAGAGAAAGGAGTATGGTGGTGAATTAGTATTACACTTACATCACATACTCCCAAAACATTTAGAAACAGGGTTACCTGATAAAACCAATACAACTTACCTAAGTGTTGATGATCATATAAACGCTCATTTACTCTTAGCTAAATGTTTTACTGAAGGTTCTTATGAAAGATTAGCAAATATAAGGTCTGCTAAATTATTATCAAAGAATTCTATAAAAGAGTTGCATTTATTAGAAGAGTTAAGTAAATTTAGTAAAGGAGTAAATAATCCATTCTTTGGTAAAAAACACACAGAGGATACTAAGGAACTACTTCGCAAAGCTACTACGTTGAGTAGAAAGAATGTAAGCTATGAAGAGTTTTACGGAAATAGAGCTGAAGAGGAGAAACAAAAAAGAGCTGTGAAGCAGAAACAAGTTTGGAATAGTAGATCGAAAAAAGAAAAAGATACTATAAAAGAAAAAATAAAACTGGCTAAGATAAACATGGACGTTTCTGGAGGTAATAATCCAAATTCTAAGGAAGTTTACATAGACAGTGTTAAATTTAGTTCAATCTCAGAAGCAAAAAAATATTATAATAAATCAAGATACAAACTTTTTAAAGAACATAAAATAACATACTAATGCCTAGAATACTATACTTCTCTACTCCAACTTGTGGTCCATGTAGAATGTTTAAACCACTTGTTCAACAAGTCTCTGCTGAAACAGGAGTAAGCATTACTTACATAGATGCTACCCTAGATCCACACACTGCCCAGCAATTTAACGTGAGTGTGGTTCCTACAATAATTGTAGAGAATAATGGAACCGTGCTTTATAGAAGTTCCGGTGTAATGCCAAAGCCTCAATTAGCAAACGTGTTGTCACAATTTAAATAAAGGATTAATTAACCAAAAAACAAACGAAGAATGAAAAAAGCAATCGCAATTTTCGCTATCGCTGCTTTGACTGCTTGTGGTTCTAACAACGCAGTAGTAGTGAATGCAGATTCTACAGCAGTTGCAGCAGTAACAGACACTACTGTTAAAGCTGATTCTACAGTTGCTCCTGTTGAAGCAAAGAAGGATGCAGTAGAAGCTGTTAAGTAAAGACAAAGGCGTCGGGGTGTCTGGCCTGCAAAGACTACGCAGTAGAAAGGTCTTTTTAAATTTGTATATATTTATACTTAGTTCTTTAAAATATGGGGATGCCTGGAATTGATCCAGATGAGATGGGTAGTATCGCATGCAAGAGCTGGTAGAGCTCAAACAATCTATCGAACAACAAACGACGAAATGTCAACTATGACCTTCGAAGACTTAATGTCTTTCGTAGGCGCGAATGAGTACGCAGTAGCGGCTTAATTAGCAACGGGTCGGTGCACATATAACCTAGGAACAGAAGTGTTTACAAAGTGATAACACCACCTTAAAAGTGTTAAATGTTTTCTTTGTTATGTCAAAACAAAGTGGTGGATCTTGGTACTTAATCGTACGGCCCTTTACTGATCAGGTAAAACAGATCTAAGCATGTAAGAATGGTATTATTTATACTTCTGGAGACAGGGGTTCGATTCCCCTCATCTCCACTGGGTGCCTTTTTGTATCTTTTAACTATTTATAGTAAAGGTATAAAATGGCAAAGCAAACATATGGTACTAGAAAGAAGTATCACTACATCTACAAAACAACTAATTTACTTAGTGGTAGGTATTACGTAGGGATGCATTCTACGGATGATTTAAACGATGGCTATATGGGATCGGGTAAACGTCTGAAAGCTTCTATTAAAAAGCATGGAATTGAGAATCATAAATTTGAAATTCTAGAATTTTTTAATTCAAGAAAAGAGCTCGCTTTAAGAGAAGGACAATTAGTGACGATGAAAGAAGTTGCTAGTAAAGAGTGCATGAATCTTAAAGTCGGTGGTATTGGTGGATTTCCTCCAAGCGCTAAAAAAATCTTTATGGAGAAGATGAAAGATTTTGACTTCAAGAAAGTATTTGGCGAAAAATGCTCAGAGCGCAATAAAAAACTTTACGAAAGTGGAGTTTATAAAAATTTTAAGTATGATTGGACGGGTAAAAAGCACAGACCTGAATCTATTCAGAAAATGAAAGATACTAAGAAAGGTCAAGGTAAAGGAGAGATAAATTCTCAATTCGGTACTTTTTGGATTACAGACGGTAAAACAAATAAAAAAACAACTTCTAAAATACCAGAAGGATGGTATAGAGGAAGAGTTCTTAAAAATACAAATAACTGTGTGACCGAATAAACTCTTGAGAGGGGTTAAGGTACTGCTGAGTTAGCTGAAAAGCTAAGGAGGTGGGTTTCACAGACGGATGAGTTAAAACCACCATCGTTCTGCGTCGGCTAACGTAATGAACGCTCTGGATACGCTTAAGATCAACATTAACTGATCTCTGCAAGCGTTGCTGGTAGCCAAACCAGCCTGTTATTAACAAATGAGGACGACCATCAGGGTTATCCAAGCGCAAACATTTGGACAGTGGGTGAAAAGGGGTCCGTCCTTGGATTGTGGGTAATCAGTACTCCCACTTCAGTTATTATTTTATTACCGCAAGATAGAGCAGAGGTAGCTCACTAGGCTCATAACCTAGGGGTCGAAGGTTCGAATCCTTCTCTTGCAACAAATATGCCAGAGTGGCGGAATAAACAATGCATTGCTATACACGCGTTAAAGCACTAATGCATTGAGACGTGCCCTAATCCGGAGTGGTGCAGTGACCGAAAAGGACTGCGTGAAGGTAACCAACCCTTCCTCTGGCACCTTAATATAACGAAGCCTTGGTGTTGGAACTGGTAGACAAGTCAGACTTAAAATCTGGTTCGCTGAAAGCGAGTGCGGGTTCGATTCCCGCCTGAGGCACGGGCAGTATTATGTGTATTACTTGGAAAGATGGCAGAGTGGTTGAATGCACCGGTCTTGAAAACCGGCAACTGTAAAAGGTTCTGGGGTTCGAATCCCTGTCTTTCCGCAAGATGTCTATCCCCCTTCCCAACGAACAGGGCGCTTAGGGTAGGCCTTTTACCAAAGTGGATAAAACGTGTAGTAACCACAGGGATGCTAGCTCCCACTACACTCTTCTGCCCTTTAGTATAACGGTAGTACGGCAGTTTTTGGTACTGCTTGTTGAGGTTCGAATCCTTGAGGGGCAACAAAATAAAAGTTATGATGGTTTATTTTTTAGTTTTTATGTTTCAATTTTTCTTTAACATCTTCAAGACGTTAGAGATTAAGTATACCTACGAGCATAAAGTAAATGCACTATTAGTAAACTCAGTTTGGATTAATGTAGTCTCATTAGGATCAACTTACTTTGCATTGGATAGATTGTTGGCAGGTGAGTGGTCTGTAATAGTTTTCTACATAGCAGGTAGCGTGGTAGGTAAGTGGTTTGCGATGACAAAAGTTAGTACCTACAAAAGAAAAATAAGACGTTTGTATTTAAAATTAAAAAGAAAATAGTATGTTTATAACTTATTACATTATTTGTATTATTTACTGCTTCTATCAACTATTCAAGAAGTACAGCCAAAGGTATAGCAATAACGCAACAGGAAACTCTCCAGAGTTGGATAGCGTAATGGTGTTAGTTATGGCTTGGGTATTAGCTCCAGTTGATGTATGTTTAACTTGGATCCGTTGGTATAAAGAAGCTGAAGCAGCTAAGAATGCAAGAAAGCGACACACCGATAGATGGATTTAATAATGTAGGGTGGTGAAAACATTTGGCAGACATACCCTCTCGTCTCGAGGGTGCAGAGAACGAAATAGAAAAGTAGTATGGGGTTGACCACCAGCTTGCAAGCATTGTGCTACTTCTCGAATCGCTGCGTGGAGGTTCGAATCCTTCCCCTACAGCAAATTTTAATTTATGCAACAACAACCAAGCATTCCGTTTGAAAAGACTTTACCGATTGTCTGCGACAAGTGTGGTAATGATCGATTCACGTCTACTTTTCTTCTTCGAAGAGTAAGCAAGTTCTTAACAGCAGCCCCACAGGATTCTATTACACCTGCACTTCCAACATTTGCTTGTGCAAGCTGTGGACACATTAATGAAGAATTTGATATACAAATAAAAGGAGAAGGTAACGATGACGAAGAATAGAGATTTAGGTACAAATATCATATACGATAGTACCAATACAAGACAAGTTTTGAAGACTGATTCAGTAGTAGATTCTATTATCGATCAGTTTATTGATAGAGCTCGATTTGGAAAAGTGAAATACAATACTGATCTTGATAGAGATGACCTCTCAGTCCCACAATGGATTGAACACGCTCAACAGGAGTTGATGGATGGTATCTTATATTTAGAAAAGTTAAAGAAGATATTAGGTGGAAGAAAATAAAACCGTTTCGTATTCTCAGTATTCAGTTTACAAACAATGTCAGCACAGATGGTATTTAGATTATGTTAAAAAGCTACAGCCTTTTAAGCCTTCTATCCATTTGATATTTGGTACAGCATTTCATGAAACTGTACAGAACTACTTACAAATAATGTATGATAAGTCAGCAGAAGATGCTGACAAGATACATCTTCCCACCTACTTCAAGACTAAGCTCATAGAGTTATACCAACAAAACTCTACAGAAGGACACTTCTCTACCCCAGCAGAGCTTAATGAATTCTTTGAAGATGCGTTAGCCATCTTAGATTTCTTTAAACGAAAAAGAAAGATTTACTTTAGTAAAAAGAATACCAAGTTAATTGGTATAGAGATTCCTATCTTACAACCTATTGTAGAAGGGCTAGAGAACGTCAAATTTAAAGGATTTATTGATTTGGTGATCTATGATAAGGCTTTAGACAAGTACATAATTTACGACTTTAAAACTTCAACTAGAGGGTGGTCAGATTATGAGAAGAAAGATGAGACAAAGCTTAGCCAGATACTTCTATACAAAAGGATGTTCTCACAACTGAAGAATGTTCCTGAAGATAAGATTGATGTAGAGTTTTTTATTGTACGTAGAAAGATTAATGAGAACTTAGAATATGCTCCTAAAAGGATACAGCAGTTTATTCCGGCTAACGGATCTAAGAAAGTAGAGAGTGCTGTGCAAGGAGTTAAGGATTTCATAGCAAACGTATTCACAGCAGAAGGTGCTTACCAAGATAAGTACTATCCAAAGGATAGCAACAAGTGTAGGTTCTGTCCATATGCAGACAGGCCAGATCTTTGTGATAAAAAAAATCCCTAAACATATATAGGTATATACAAATCTAGACTATTTATTAGAAATTATTAATTATGAAAGTAGGTAAAAAAGACGACATACTTACCACTGTAAGATTAAAAGAGAAGTTATTTGAAGATTTCAAGCAAGTTAGTATCTTAAATAAGATCACTATGAGAAACCTCTTAGAAAGATCTATGTACTTGTACATGACAGATGCTGAGTTTAAGAGAAACATTAACAATCAACTTAACACTTATTACACAGGAAGTATTTAAATTAAATTAGTTACATGAAAGAAGGTTACATTCCACAGGCAGATAGAAAGAAGATTCTATTACTCTGCGATGATATTAGATTTACATCTGGTATCTCAACAATGGCTAAAGAGATTGTCATTGGTACATCACATCGTTTTAATTGGGTAAACTTAGGAGCAGCTATCACTCATCCTGATCAAGGTAAGAGATTTGATGTTTGCCAAGATACAAACCAAATAGCAGGTATTACCGATTCATCGGTATTCATTATACCTACCTCAGGTTATGGTAATCCAGACTTGCTACGTCAAGTAATTGAAATGGAGAAGCCTGATGCATTAATGTTCTTTACCGATCCGAGATATTGGATTTGGTTATTCCAAATGGAGAACGAGATTAGAAAGAAGATCCCAATGATTTATTTAAACATTTGGGATGACTTACCAGCACCTTTATACAATGAACCATACTACGAGTCTTGTGACACATTGTTAGCTATTTCAAAGCAAACTGCTAACATTAATAGATTGGTACTTGGAGATAAGGCTAAGGATAAGATTATTAAGTATGTACCTCATGGTATTAACGAGAAAGTATTCTTCCCATTACCTAAAGACACACCTGAGATACAAGCAATGAGAAAGTTATACTTCGGAGATGATCAACCTGAGTTTGTTTTATTCTACAATGCTAGAAACATTAGACGTAAGTGTACTTCAGATCTTATCTTAGCGTATGCTCAGTTCTGTGATAAGATTGGTAAAGAGAAAGCTAAAAAATGTGCTTTGCTTTTACATACTCAAAGAGCAGATGAGAATGGTACTGACTTACCAGCTGTTATAGATTTATTCTGTGACCCTGAGTATCAAAGAGTTGTATTCTCTGAGTACAGATATTCTCCACATCAAATGAATCATTTATACAACTGTGCAGATGCTGTTACTTTAGTTTCTTCTAATGAAGGCTGGGGCTTATCTTTGACAGAAGGTATGATGACTGGTAAGATGATTATTGGAAACGTAACAGGAGGTATGCAGGATCAAATGAGATTTGAAGATGAGAATGGTAAGTGGATTGATTTTGATGAGAAGTTCTGTAGCAATCACTTTGGTACTTACAAAAAGCATGGAGAGTGGGCAGTACCTGTGTATCCTTCTAATTTGTCAATTGTTGGTTCTATTCCTACTCCATACATTTTTGATGACAGAGCAGACTTTAGAGATATTGCAAAAGCAATTGAGGAAGTTTATAACTTAGGTCCTGAAGAAAGAGAAAGAAGAGGTTTGAAAGGAAGAGAGTGGGCTACTTCAGAAGAGTCAATGCAAAGTGCTAGTTCAATGTCTAAGAATATTATTGATGGTGTTGAAGAAACATTTGCTAAGTGGAAGCCGAGAAAGAAACATCAACTTATCAAAGTGAAGAAGCTACCACGTAAAAAGGCAGCACACTCGTTGGTATATTAATAAATAAAGTTTATATTTTAAAACATGAAACAATACTGCGTTATATCAGCACCTCCAGACACATATAGTGGTTATGGTGCAAGATCAAGAGATTTTATAAAAGCTATCTATGAGCTTAAAAAGGATGAGTGGGATATTCAAATCATACCGCAGAGATGGGGTAACACTTCTTGGGGTTTCTTAGAAGATAATAAAGAGGAGTGGGGTTGGATGATTCCATTATTGTTGAAGAGTCCTATGACAAGACAACCTGATGTATGGTTTCAAATCACAGTACCTAGTGAGTTCCAACCAGTGGGTAAGATTAATATAGGAGTTACAGCAGGTATTGAAACTACAGTATGTGATTCTAGTTGGATCGAAGGTTGTAATAGAATGAATGCAATATTTGTATCATCCGTACATGCTAGAACAGTATTACAAACTACAGCCTTTACTAAGAAGGATGATCCTAACTTTCAAATCAAATTAACTAAGCCTGTTGAAGTTCTATTCGAAGGAGTAGATCTAAACAAGTACTTCCATATTCCAGATGATGAGTTACCTGAAACAGATCTAGTATTAGACTTAGATGAGATTGAAGAAGACTTTTGTTTTCTATATGTAGGACACTGGTTGCAAGGAGACTTAGGAGAGGATAGAAAGAACACAGGTAAGCTAGTTCAGGTTTTCTTAGAAACCTTTAAAGGAAAGAAAAAGAAACCTGCTTTAATTATGAAGACTTCTAGTGCAACATCTTGTATTATGGATAGAGATGAAATGCTTAGAAAGATTAACATTCTTAAAGAAGCTGTGGGTGGTGATATACCAAACATTTACTTACTACATGGTGATATGGATGATGAAGATATGAACTGTCTCTATAACCATCCTAAAGTAAAAGCCTTTGTATCATTTACAAAAGGTGAAGGATATGGAAGACCTTTAGCAGAGTTCTGCTTATCCAAGAAGCCAATGATAACTACAGCATGGTCAGGTCATATAGATTTCTTAAGTAAAGAGTTCAGTGTACTATTACCAGGAAAGCTTACAGAGACTCATCCATCAGCTCATTCTAATACTTTAATACTTCCAGGTGCATCTTGGTTTACAGTAGACTACGGAGCAGCAACAAAAGCATTGGAAGATGTTTATAGTAACTATAAGAAGTATGAAGAGATGGGTAAGCGTCAAGGACATAAGATCAAGACTGAGTTTAGCTACGACAACATGGTATTATTCTTATCAGCTTATTTAGCTAAGTATGTTCCTAAGCAAGTAGAATTAAAATTACCTCAACTAAAGAAAATATCTATATAATGACTAGTCAAGAATTTGTAATATGGTTAAAAGGATTCACTGAAGGTGTGCATGATTTTAACGTTACACCTAAGCAGTGGGATATAATGAAAGATAGATTAGCAGAAGTATCAGACGATAAGTTTGCAGAAACACCAGGTATGTTTCAAGATCACACTGTACAATCTTATCCTCCGTATTGGAGTCCACATAGTCCCTTTTACACAACAAGTGGTACTAGTGGCTCAATAGATACAAGGAGTATAGTTTCTCAATGGACAACAACTCCAAACAACATTACCTACACAGTAACCTCAGGCTCTTCCTATATTGGAGCAGGCAGCACTTATACTCATACTTATCCTAACGGAACTACTGTGAGCTATACAGCAGGTGGAACAGATGATAATTGGAATATAAAAAATAAAGACTTACTACATGATTAAAGATGAAATGATAATATGCCCTAAGTGTGGCTGTGATGGATGTTATAAGACTCCAATCAACGAAACCTTATCAAACTACTTCTGTTGGGGATGTGGTTATCAAACTAATGACTTAATGAAAGAAGGAGAGTTTGACTTTGAAAAGTTTGAAGAAGTATTGCCTGAACTATATAAAGATGTTAGATATACTGATGCTGAGAATAGAGTTTGGTATCCTGCTGTAGTTAATATAGAAGATAAAGGAACTGTGTTCTTGAATGGGAAGAGTGTTGACGAAGTTCAATGGGCAGGTATTAAAGTAATTAAATTAACAGACGAAGAAAAAGAACAACCTAAGTTTAAAGGTAAAGAGTATAAGTCAGATGCTAAATCTCTAAAAGAGTTTGGTAATGACTTTATTGAAGCCTGTGACTATATTGGAGTATTTTAAACTATGAATGCATTAGTAACAGGTGGTTGTGGCTTTATAGGTTATGCCTTATCTAAAGAATTACTTCTGAGAGGTTGTAGTGTTGATGTTATAGATAACTTGTTTATAGGTAATGAAGCTAAGTTAGCAGAAGGAATAAATTTTTTAGGTGGTGATGTTAGAGCAATGGATAACATACCAAATAAACCATATGATTACATATTTCATTTAGCAGCATTAAGTAGAATACAACCATCGTTCAAAAACCCAGAGCTAACATTCAATCACAATGTAGATGGTACAAAGCAAGTTACAAAGTATGCATACCAAACCAAGTCTAAATTAATATACGCAGGCTCATCATCTCGACATCACAATCCAGAAATATCACCTTACGCTGTGAGTAAGCATATGGGAGAAGAGTGGATAAAGATGTATAAAAATGTGTATGGATTAAATGCAGAGATAGTTAGATTCTATAATGTATACGGACCAGGTGAGTTAGTAGATTCTCATATGGCAGCTGTTATTGGTAAATGGAGAGCTCAAGCTAAAAAGAATTATCCAATTACAATTATAGGTGACGGAAAGCAAAGAAGAGATTTTACTCACATAGACGACATTGTAGATGGTTTGATAAGAGTTGCCGAAAGTGATAAAGGACATGAGGATGCATGGGAATTGGGTACAGGTAAAAACTATTCTATAAATGAGGTAGCCGATATGTTTAGAAAAAGGCTTGGTTGTGTGAAAGTTTATATGACTGACCAGAAAGGAAATTATAGAGAGACGTTGAGAATTAACAGTGATGCTGTTAATATATTAGGATGGCAACCAAAAGATAGATTAGAAGATTATATAAAAAGCTTATGAAAATTAGTTACGCAATTCCTGTCTGTAATGAAGACGAAGAGTTAGATAGATTACTAACTCAACTTATAGAACATAAACGTCACCAAGACGAAATCGTAGTACAGTGTGATGAAGGTAATACAACTTCTAAAGTTTATGCAGTATTAGATAAACACGATAAGTATATTAAAGTTGTACAATTTCCTCTCAAAGGGGACTTTGCATCTTTTAAGAACAACTTAAAGAAGAACTGTACTGGAGAATGGATCTTTCAAATAGATGCTGATGAGTATCTCGATGTAAGATTTTTAAAGCAAGTACATGAAATTCTACAACAAAACCCTACAGTAGATCTATTCTTAGTTCCTAGAATCAATAAAGTAGAAGGTCTTACTGATGAACATGTTAAGAGATGGGGATGGAGAGTAGATGATCATGGCTATGTAAACTTCCCAGACTACCAAACTAGAATACTACAAAACTCTCCTAAGATTAATTGGGTAAGCAAAGTACATGAAGTATTAACAGGACACAGCAACTACACAATGTTACCAGCTCAGGAAGAATATTGTTTAGTACATATTAAAAATATCGCACGTCAAGAAAGACAAAATAACTTTTATAATACATTATAATGAATAAGGTTGCATTAATAACAGGAATCAATGGACAAGATGGATCTTACTTAGCAGAATATTTGCTAGAGTTAGGATACCATGTTCACGGCATACTAAAACGTAATTCAGTAGCAGAGAATCAAACAGCTAGACTAGACAAAGTGTTTGGTCTTATTCACTTCCACTATGCTGATATGACAGATCTTTCATCCTTGTACAGAGTAATAAACAAAGTACAGCCTGATGAGATCTATAACTTAGCTGCACAATCACACGTACGTATTTCTTTCGATCAACCAATCTATACAGCCAACACTACAGGGTTAGGAGTACTTAACTTATTAGAAGCTGTAAGAGAAATCAATCCTAGGATCAAAATATATCAAGCATCTTCTTCAGAGATGTTTGGTAACTCTGTTGATCCAGATGGCTTCCAAAGAGAAACTACCCCAATGCATCCAGTATCTCCTTACGGATGTGCAAAAGTGTTTGGGTATAACATTGCTAGGAACTATAGAAACTCCTATGGAATGTTTATCTCAAATGGTATCTTATTCAATCATGAATCAATTAGAAGAGGTACAAACTTCGTAACTAATAAAGTTGCTAAGGAAGTAGCTAAGATTAAACATGGTTACTCTGAGGAATTGTTGTTAGGTAACTTAGATGCTTCAAGAGATTGGGGTCATGCTAAAGACTTTGTTAAAGCAATGCACTTAATTCTACAACTAGATCAGCCAGATGACTTTGTTTGTGCTACAGGAATATCTCATACGGTAAGAGATTTATGTGATTATGCTTTCACCGAACTAGATTTAGATTATAAAAAGTATGTACATTTACACGAAAAATTTTTAAGACCAGAAGAACTCAACTTTCTAAAAGGAGATCCATCTAAGCTAATGGCTATGACAGGATGGAAGCCTGAGTATACTTTTGAAAGTATGATAACAGAAATGGTTGAGTATTGGGATCGTTTATATAGAAAAGTATATTAATATGAAAGTAGTAGTAACAGGCGGAACAGGATTAGTAGGAACTTACCTACAAGAATACCTCGATGGAGTTTATGTAAACTCTTCACACTACGACCTAACTTTTGAAGGTGATGTAGCAGATCTATACAATGATCATAAGCCGGATGTAGTTATTCACTTAGCTGCTAAGGTAGGAGGTATTGTGGATAACATCGAACATCCCTTTGAGTACTATGAACAAAACCTCTTAATGAATACTTACATGGTTAAGTATGCAAGAGAGTTCAAAGTTGAGAAATTCATAGGTGTATTATCTTCTTGCATCTTCCCAGACGTAGTTGATCACTATCCTATGGTAGAAGAAGATATGCATAAGGATTTACCCAATGCAAATAACTTTGGATATGGATATGCTAAAAGAGTTATGGGTTGCCATATTGACATAGCTAGAAAGCAAGGTTTAAACTTCTCCTACATTACTCCTTCCAACTTGTATGGTGAATATGAACATGGAGATGTAAGCAGAAAGCATTTTGTTGGAGCATTACTTGAGAAGATCCATACTGCAAAGGTAAATGGAGATGATCATATAACTTTATTTGGTGATGGAACTCCTCTAAGACAGTTTACATTTGCAAGAGATGTAGCAGAGATTCTTAAAAGGATTGTTAAATGTGATATAAAAGAGAACTTAAACATAAGTACTCCCAGCAACATGACCATAGATTTTATGGCTAGAGAAGCTTTAGAAGCTTTAGGTATGCAAGATATTAGAATTCTTTACGATATGTCTAAACCTAATGGTCAATATAGAAAAGATATAGATACAACTAAATTTAAAAACATATTTCCTAACTACGAATTTACTTCGTATGTTGAGGGTATAAAACAAACCTACAATACACTATATGGAAAGTAAGAAGCAAGCCATCTTAGACTTGGTGGCAGAGTACATTAAAGAAAAGAAAGCAAACAAGACATGGACAGCAGGTAAAGATTGGGTTCAATACTCAGGTCCTTGGTTTAATCAAGATGAATTTACAGCAGGCGTCAGTACTTTGCTCGACGAGTGGTTTATCTTAGGACAGAAAGGTAGAGACTTTGAACATAAGTTCGCTCCATTGATCGGAAAGAAAGATGGTATTGTAGTTAACTCAGGTAGTTCTGCAAACCTATTAATGGTTTCTTTATTGAGAACTAAGAGAGGTGGGAACCTACCAATAGGTTCTAAGTTCATTACTCCAGTAGTTTGTTTCCCAACTACAATCAATCCTTTGATTCAGAATGGATTCAAGCCAGTTTTTGTAGATGTAACATTACCTAACTTGAATTTAGACTTGGATCAAGTAGAAGCTGTTTTAGAAGCTGATACAGCGAAGGAGATTAAAGGATTAATATTTGCTCACGTATTAGGTAATCCTCCTGATATGGACAGAATAATGGCTATTGTGAAGAAGTATGACTTGATCTTCTTGGAAGATACTTGTGATGCTTTAGGTTCAACTTGGGATGGTAAGCCATTAGGATCTTTCGGAGACATTTCAACTTGTTCATTCTTCCCAGCTCACCACATGACAATGGGTGAAGGTGGATTCGTAGCAGTTAATTCAGCTAAGAAGAGAATGGCTTTAGCTTCATTGAGAGATTGGGGTCGTGCTTGTTATTGTAATTCTACTAAGCCAGGTAACGTAACAGAAGGTACAGCTTGTGGATGTAGATTTGGAGATTGGTTTAAAGGTCAACCAGATATTATCTTTGATCACAGATATGTGTTTGAAGAGATTGGTTATAACTTAAAGCCAACAGAAATGCAAGCAGCTATGGGATTAGCTCAATTAGATAAGTTAGATGAGATGCATGCTAGAAGAAAGCACAACTTCAAAAGATTGTACGACATCTTTAGTCAGTATCCTGATTTCTTCTATTTACCTGAAATGCATGAGAAAGCTGATGCATCTTGGTTTGGTTACTTAGTAACATTGAAAGATGGTTTACATTTCACTAAGAGTCAAATGGTAGATGCTATGGAAGAAGCTAAGATCCAAACTAGATCTTACTTCACAGGTAATGCTTTATTCCACCCAGCTTATGAAGAGTTAGCTGCAGAGTATGAAAACCCAAGAGAGCAATTCCCTATAGCAACTAAGACTACTTTAGATACATTCTTCCTAGGAGTATACCCTGGAATCACAGATGCACAGTTGGATTATATTGAGCAAGTAGTTCATGACTTTTTAAAGAATATCTAATGCAAACTTATATAACATACGGAAGAATAACAGAAGCAGCTGATTTAGGATCTCAAGTACAGCAGTATGCATCTTTGTATGCTATTGCTAAGTACACTGGAAAACAAATAGTATTTCCTGAATCATGTTTACATAAAGGTTGGGGAATGAAGTTTAGTAAACTATTAGACATTCCTGTTAGGATAGAACCAGATGAGTTCTTTAAAGACTTTCAGTGGGTACGTCCTGAGGATGGCTTACTACCTGACTCCAAAGTATTTCAATTAGAAGGTGATAAGAGTTACGATATTGTAAACCTTATGCATACACATCACTATTGGAATCCTGAGGATAAAGAGGATGTCTATGGATGGAAATGGAATCCAGAATACTTTCAGCAAGCATTAGAGAAGTATCAAGCATTAGCAGAACCTGGAAAAGAACTTGTATCTATTCACGTACGTCGTGGAGATTACTTAGCTCATGATCACTTCTGCAAACTAGACAATAGATACTATGAAGCAGCAATACAGAAGTTCCTTCCAGAGAAAGAAAAGTACCGCTTTATAGTATTCTCAAATGACATTCAGTGGTGTAAAGATAATTTGATTGAAGGAGAGAATGTAACTTTCTTAGATCAAGGAGTAGATTACGTTGATATGATGTTAATGAGTTTATGTCATCACAATATTATAGCAAATAGTTCATTTAGTTGGTGGGCTGCTTTTAGAAATAGGAACCCCAACAAGATAGTAATTTGTCCAAATAACTACATAAGAGAGACTAGCTCTTTTAAATTCCTTAACGGAGCTTATTGTTTACCTGAGTGGGAAAGTATAGACAACGATCCATCATAATATGAGAATAGCATTTTTAACTGAAATGGGTTTTACAGGAAAGGTTCCTGCTGATCATCCCAATATGCGAACAGAGTTTGCTTGGATGCATGCACTAGATGCAGACCATCATTCTATTACAAGTCATAAATGGGTAGAAGGCTACGATCACGTATTCATTATCTTTCCTAAAGGTCAGATCAACTATAGTACAATAGGAGTTAAGCTAGGTACCACACCTAATCCATACTCTCAATTACTTGCTAGTGACTGGTTAGATAGGATAAAAGCAAACAATAAGAAAGTATATTATGTACAGGAAGGTCCACATTGGATGTATACTGAACTAGAAGTAGCAGATCAAATTCGCTTCTACAACATGCTTACAACTGTGGATGGCATATTCGCACATAATAACAACGACATGGTTTATTATGCAGGATTAGTGCCTAATACACCAATCCATTTAATGCAGACCTTAATGATTGAAGATCTGATTAAAGATGTGGAATGGAAACCAGAAGAAAAAACTATTGTAGGAGGAAACTTTGCTAGGTGGTATGGAGGCTTTGAAAGTTTTATCATAGCTCAAGAATTTGAAACTCCCATCTGGGGACAAACATCTCATGCTATGAGAGAACACGAAGGTTCCTTTGTGAATCATTTACCTAGAGTACAATGGGTTGATTGGATGAAACAACTAAGTACTTTTAAGTATGCAGTTCATTTAATGCCTACAGTAGCTGCAGGTACCTTTGCTCTAAACTGTGCTTACTTTGGAATACCTTGTATAGGTAATCAAAGAGTTGATACACAAATTAATTGTCATTTACATTTATCAGTTGAAGTAGGTGATCTTATGACAGCTAGAGAATATGCAAAGAGATTAAAGCACGACGAAGAATTTTATCAAAAATGTAGTACAGAAGCTAAAGAAGCTTACCATACTTATTTTGGAGTAGATAAGTGGAAAGAGAAAATGTTTGTAAAACTAGAAGCACTTGGAAAATAAATTTTTAATAATAGTTCCATCTTTTAATAATGAAGAGTGGGTAGAAACTAATATAGCAAGTATACTAAATCAAACCTATACAAACTATAGAGTTGTTTATATAGATGATGCTTCAACTGACCAGACTCATAGCAAAGTCTTCGATATTGTAAATTCTCTACCAAACTGGGTAGTGTGGAAAAATAAAACCAACAAAGGAGCTGCTTTTAATTACATAGATTCTCTTAAATGGCTTTATCCTAAAGATAATGAAATTATAGTTCACTTGGATGGAGATGATTGGTTTTACGATGAGAATGTTTTAGATAAATTAAACTACTACTATAGAAGAAATGATTGCTGGATGACTTATGGTCAGTTTGTTTGTTATGACGGAACTGGCTATCCCAGACCATCCTACCCTCAAGGAACAGCTTACTCAGACTACGTACACAAGTATAAGTTATACCGAAGAGATGATTGGAGAGCTAGCCATTTAAGAACTTATAGATATTTTTTATGGAAGGCTATAGATGTAGAAGATTTAAAATCACAGAAGGATGGAGAATACTTTTGGCATGCAAGTGATCTAGCTTGGGCTTACCCAGCTTTAGAGATATGTCCTAAAGAAAAGATTGGTGTAGTAGATTTCTTTACTCACGTTTACAATGCAACTCCTAAGAATCAAACAAGAACCAAAGAAAGAGAGTCAAGTAACAACTCTGAATTTGAACATGAAATAAGAAATAAGAAAGTGTATAGAGAAGGATTAAACCAAGGTAAGTTACTTCAAGTTAATGTATATGGAGATTATTTAGAAAGACATACACATCCAACTTTGTTTAGCTATTGCTACAATAGAAGTTATGGAGAGTATGATATCTTCTATGTACAGGATGAGAGGATAATTGAGTTCATCTACGGAGTTATAGAAGCTCCTAAAGGAGTTAAGATTGTGGCTAGAGTTTGTGAGAATAGAAACTTTTTCAATCAACAAACAGTTGTGGATGCTGTATTAGCTTTTCCAAATAGATTCGATTTGATCTTAACTTGGGATGAGGAAATATTAAAGTTACCCAATGCAGTTTTCTGTCCACTAACAGAGACAACTCAATTCAATACCTTACCTAATGAATTACCTGAAGACGCTTTTCAGATCTACGATAAGAGTAAATTAGTTTCTGCTATATCTTCTACGAAGTCCATGGTACCTGGACATACAACTAGACTACAGTTTATAGATTCTATTAAAGAAAAAGTAGAGTTATTTGGTAGAGGTATTAAAGAGATACCTTCCAAGCTAGATGGATTGAAAGACTACATGTTTAGTGTAGCTATTGAGAATGCAACGGATACAAATTACTTTACAGAAAAACTTACAGATTGTTTGGTAACAGGAACAATTCCAGTATATTATGGATGCCCTAATGTTGGAGACTTCTTTGATATGAATGGTATTATTACCTTCAGTAGCATAGAAGAGCTTCACCAAATATTAGATTCACTAACACCAGAATTATATCAATCTAAGTTGGAGAGTGTAAGAAAGAACTTTGAGTTAGCTTTTAACTACCCAACAGATAACAATAGTATGTACAAATTATATTATAAGCAATATGAGCACTAAGGTAGTTTACATAACAGGTTGTTTAGGTTTCATAGGTTCCTATGTTACTAGAGCTTGTTTACACAAAGGATGGTATGTAAAAGGGGTAGATAAGATAACATACGCATCCAATAAGAACTTGTTAGAGGATTTCAATTCCTATGAGAAGTTTTCTTTTATTAAGTCAGACATAAATGATTTAAAGTTTTTGTATGAATGTGATTATGTAATTAACACAGCAGCAGAAACTCACGTAGGTAACTCAATAGCTAACAGTGATGAGTTTGTACATTCCAATATTGATGGAGTACATAACCTATTAGAGTTAATAAAGAACTACAGACAAGAGTCTTCCAAGAAACCAATCTTCCTACACTTCAGTACAGATGAAGTATACGGAGATATTAACGAAGGAGCTCATACAGAAACAGATTTACTCAAGCCTTCTAATCCATATTCAGCTACTAAAGCAGCAGCGGATATGTTAGTACTTGCTTGGGCTAGAACTTATAACCTACCCTATGTAATAGTTAGACCTACTAACAATTATGGTATTGGTCAGTATGTAGAGAAGTTAATTCCAAAAGCTTGTAAGTACTTAAGTTTGGGAAAAAGGATTCCTTTACACAATAATGGTACCCCTATTAGAAACTGGTTACATGCTGATGACACAGCTAGAGCTGTTGTTCAGATTATTGAGTCAGGAGTAGAGAATGAGATCTATAACATAGCAGGTGGATTTGAGCAATCAAACTACGACACTGTTAAAAAGGTAATTGAAACGTATAGAGGGATTGAAATTCTAGACTTTAATATGAAGAACTATCTTGACTTAACATATTCTAGAGCAGGTCAAGATGTTAGATATGCTTTAGATGATTCTAAGTTAAGAGGATTAGGTTGGGAACCAAAAGTAGTATTTGACGAACAATTGGAAGAAATTATAAATTATTACAAACATAAATTTATCTGGTAATGGGATTATTTAGAATACAACATTGTGATTTTGAAGAGAAGTTCACTTCTAAGGATTTTGATACAGCTCATACCAATGAGTGGGAAGATGCTGGAAGACTTCAAGAAGAAGCTTGGCAGAAGAGATATGAGTATGAAGCTAATATTGTTAGTGTAGTTATTCAAGAAAATCCTCACATTAAAAACGTATTAGAGATTGGTAGTGGTCCAGGAGTATTATCTCAAAAGATATTAGAGATGCACCCAGACTTAAACTATCATTTAGTAGATAAGCCATTTGCTAAGAAGTACTTTGATGAGAATAAGTTTAAAGGAACTTTCTTTGTTAAGGATCTTTCTAGTAGTTTTGATACCCACGAACTCTTACCTAAGTATGATTTAGTAATAGCTAATGACTTTATTGAGCACGTATTTAATCCTCATATTATTGTTAGCACTATACACAGATTAACAAATCCAGATTCAGTATTCTTTATTAGTAATCCTAATTGGAGAATGGCTCATCAATATGTCTACAGAGGTTTGTTTGACTTTGATAATTTTGTATATTTCTTATACACACACGCATTTCAATTAGAAGGCTTTTATGGATCACAATTAAAGACTCCTGCCTATCCAAGAATTAGTAGCGAGACTTTACTACCAGATGAGAACTTAACGGATTGGAATCACTATATGATATTTAAACACAGATAATGAAAGAATTAAGAAAACGACTAGTCGAAATAGCTTATAAGAATAAGCTAGGACACTTGGGAAGTTATTTCTCAAGCTTAGAAATTATAGATGAAATCTATTCCAGAATGGAAAAAGATGACATCTTCATTCTATCTTCAGGACATGCTGCATTAGCTTTGTACGTATGCTTAGAAAAGTATAAAGGAGTAAATGCTGATATGCTATTTGAAAAGCATGGTGGACATCCTCACAGAGATGAGGAGAACTTTATACATTGCTCTACAGGTTCATTAGGTTTAGGTATATGTGTAGCTTTAGGTAGAGCTGTAGCTAATCCTAAGAGGGAAGTTTACGTACTAATTAGTGATGGTGAGTGTGCAGAAGGAAGTATATGGGAAGCTCTCAAAACTATTTACGAGGAAGGTATTAGTAACATAACAGTTTATGTTAATGTGAATGGATACGCAGCTTATAAAGAAGTTGAGAAACAATACTTAGTAGATAGATTAGAATCATTCCTACCTTCTATCAACATCAGATACACAAGCGTAGAACAGTTTCCTTTCTTAAAAGGATTGAATGCTCACTACCACGTAATGAATGAAGAAAATTATCAAGAAGCTTTAAATATATTATCATGAGAAGAGACTTTGCGGAATTACTTTTCCAAGAGATGGCTGTTAACGAAGACATCTTTCTTGTCACAGGAGACCTAGGATACGGTTTGTGGGATAAGATTAGAGACACCTACCCAGATAGATTCTACAATGTAGGATCTTCTGAGATGGCTATGATGGGAATGGGTATAGGATTAGCTATGGAAGGAAAGATTCCATATGTATATTCTATTACACCTTTTGCTATCTATAGACCTTTCGAGATGATTCGTAACTATTTGGATCATGAAAAGATTCCAGTAAACATTATTGGTGGGGGTAGAAATAAAGACTACGGCTACTTAGGCTTTTCACATTGGTCAGAAGATGATGGTGAAATTATGTTAGCATTCGATGATGTTGTATGCCATTGGCCAGACAGTGAAGATGATTTAAAAAAAGCATTTGAGTACAGCTTAATAAAAGAAAAAGCAACTTACATAAACTTAAAGCGATGAGAATATTAATCACAGGAGCTAACGGATACATAGGTAAAACTTTACACAATGCTCTAAGAGATATACACTACGTAACAGCTATTACTAGAAAAGAAGTAGAGTTGGCTGATGCTGCTGCTGTAGATAAGTTTTTTAAAAATTCACATTTTTTTGATGTGGTTATACACTGTGCTACAGCAGGTGCTGTTAGTCCGAGGAGTGAAGATTGGAACATAATGGATAACAATCTTAAAATGTATTATAATTTACTACAGAACAAGAGACGTTACGATAGGCTAATTCATTTTGGATCAGGTGCTGAAACTTATTTGCCAAGTACACCTTATGGTTATAGTAAGAAAGTTATTGCTAAGTCTATCTTAAACCAAGATAACTTCTACAATCTTAAGATCTTTGGAGTGTTTGATGAGAATGAATTAGATACTAGATTTATAAAAGCTAACATCCTACGTTATATTAAGAAAGAGCCAATACAAATTCACGAAAATAAGTATATGGACTTCTTCTACATGCAAGATTTAATCTCAGTAGTAAAGTATTACATTGGAGAAAAGGAACCACCTAAAGAGTTTGACTGTGTTTATGAAGAAGGGTCTCCTACTCTTACACAGTTATCTACTATGATAAACGACTTAGACGGTCATAAGGTTAAAATATTTGTTGGAAATCCAGACGGTGATTCATACACATCTAAGTATCGTAGTCAATTACCCTATGGGTTTATAGGATTAGAGCAAGGAATCAAAAACGTATACAACAAACTTAAGAATGAAACAAATTAGCTTTTTAATTAACACATCCAATAATACTTTAGATTACGTTAAGTTATTACTCAAGTCTCTAAAAGAGAACCTAGCAGGTAAAGAGCATGAGATATTAATCTTTGTGGATTCAGATAACGAGGGTACAGTTAATTATTTAAAAGAACAGAAGAAAGACTTCTTTGATCTTAAAATAATAACTCACAACTTAACTCCTTGTGTAGGATATTCTAGAAACAACAACCTACTTGTTGAATTGGCTAAGCATCCTATTGTAAGCTATTTACAAAGTGATATGGTTATTAGTCCTAATTACGACTTGGATGTTCTTAGTGAACTAGAAGAGAATTGTATATTAAGTGCAACTAGAATAGAACCTCCTTTACATGGAATGTCAGATAGAACTATTACAAAAGACTTTGGAACAGATCCAAATGATTTTAAATGGGATGAGTTTCAAAAGTTCTCAATAGAAGCTAAGACTGACAGACAAATAGATTACTTCTTTGCACCATTTACTTTCTATAAGAATGTTTGGTTAGAAGTAGGTGGGTACGATACTTTGTTTAGAAGATCAAGAGAAGACTCAGACTTGCTTCAAAGATTTATCCAGAAAGGAGTGAAGATCAAACAAACCTTTAAAGCAAACGTATACCATTTTAGTTGTGTAAGCTCGAGAGGAAAGAATTGGTTTGATCCTAACAGCAAAGAAGCTCAGACTAGAGTACAGATTCAACAATATGCAGACAAAGTTGAGTTAGTTAGATTTACTAGAAAGTGGGGAAGGTTTAATCACGGAGAGCAAAAGCTAATTAGATATGATATGGATTTGCTATGGAGAGGTGGAACTATTCAAGAACTTACTTCAATAGAACCTTACTTCACTAAGACCTGGTTACCTGGAAACCAAATCAAAGAACAACTTGAAATGTACTATAGAACTGAACATGCATTTGCAAACCAACTTCTAAAGTTTTCAGATCTAGATTGGCAAGTAGCTAAAAAGTTCTATAACCAAGTCGACTACAGTTCTATACACCAAATCGGTGATCCAACAGATTATAATATTTTAGTAACTGTTAGTATTCCTAGAGATGAGAAAGGAGCACTTACAGAAGAAGCATCCTTGTTCTTACAGAATTTGGCATTTTTAAGCGATATAATCGAACAAAACGAGCCAGGGACGTATCAATTAGGGACTGCTACGATCCACATAAAAAACAAGGTTAATTTAGCAAATAACCACATTGTAGTAGAAAACCCTCCTTTTGACTACTCCCTGTTAACAATCGAATAGATATTTATATACATGCGTAGTATAATAGAATTATTAGAAGCTGATGGTGTGGTTCCTGACACAAAGTTCAAGAAGCAGATTGAGAAAGCTACAAAGTATTTAGACACCAAGAAGAAAGTATTATTTCTAACTACTTCAAACAGAAGCGCTTATCACGTAAATGAGCTTGGGGAAGAACCTAAATCAACTAGGATTGCTCGCAAGATGCAAGAAGCTTTAGGTGCTCACAAGTGTACTTTGGTTGAGATTCCCAAGCTTAAGATCTATAACTGTGAAGGAAATGTTTCTGCTAAGGATGGTAATAACTGTGGAGTTAGAGCTGCGAAGTTAAAAGATCCAGAAAAGAATCCCACAGGTCAACTTAGATGTTGGGCTTCATATAACAATGAGGATGATGAGCTTTGGAAAGTAGTTACACCTTTATTGGAATCAGATGCAGTAGTATTCTTTGGTTCAGTTAGATGGGGACAAGCTAATGCTTACTACCAAAAGTTGATTGAGAGATTAGATTGGATTGAGAATAGATGGACTACTTTGGGTGAGAGAAATATTATAGAAGGGATTGAGTCTGGATTTATATTCATTGGACAGAACTGGAATGGAAGTAATGTGGTTAAGTTACAGAAGCAAGTGCATGAGTTCTATGGATTTAAACCAGCAGATGAACTATACTTCAATTGGCAATATACAGAAGATGTTGAAGATGAATCTAAAGACAGTTACAAAGACGCAGCTACAGCGTTAGATAACATTTTTGACATTAGAGACTTATTATGATTACATTAACAGCTAATCAATTTTACAATAACAAAACTTGGCATATTCCTTTAGAGTACGATGTACCAGTTCCTATCCAACATCCAGAATGGATTAACATATTTGATCAAAATGGATATAGACTTACAAAGCTAGAATCCTACTATGCAGGAGCTAACAACCATGCATTTGTAAGACATGGACATGAAATGTGTCTAAGACAAGATTGGTTTACAGAAGAAAAAATATTAACAGGTCCGCATCTAAACCATGCTTTCTTATTTGAGAGAAAAGGATATAGTGAAGAAGCTTTACACCAACTAAAAGATTTTGCAAAGCAGAATAACTTAGTAAATAAGCTCGTAAACTATAAAGGTAAATGGGGAGTTGACTTTAGTATGGACTATGTGGATGACAAGGGAAACTCAATGGAACTCCTTCATTTTGAATATGATAGCTATAGCCTAAGTGAGATTAAAGAGATTAAAGAGATAGTAGAAGAGAAGGTAAGTATTGTAGATTGGGATTGGGCAGCACAAATTATAATGGAGAAGAAGTATGAATGGATTGAGCTAGACTTTTTTGAACAGTCTAAATGGAAAACAGATTACTTTGGCCTTCCAGCAGAGAGATTTAAAATGCTGGCTTGGGATTAAGAGATTAATTTGAAATGAATGATATTTATTACAAATAAGTATCAATGAATTATAGAAAGGTTTGGACAGATGTATGGGGTCCTATTCCGAAAGATGAGAAAGGTAGAAGCTATGAAATTCATCACATAGATGGAAACAGAGAAAACAATAACTTAGAAAACTTAATGTGTTTAAGTATCAAGGAACACTTTGAAAAACATTTAGAACAGGGAGATATTGCAGCAGCTCATAGGATAGGTCAGAGGTTAGAACTTGATCCTGAATATTTGAGAAAATTAAATAAAGAGAAGAGTTTAGGTAAAAAAAGACCTAAAGAGGTTTGTGAAAAGATATCAAGAGGACTTACTGGAAGAAAGAGATCAAAAGCAGAAAAGCTTTCTATTTCTAAAGGTAAAAAGGGAAAATCAAATGGACACGAAGGTCTTAAGTATTCAGATGAAACTAGAAAAAAGCAAAGTGAAGCAAGTAAGCATAAATGCCTACACGTAGAGTCTGGTCAGGTTTTTGATTCGGTTTCTGCTGCATCAAAAGCTTTTGAATACTGCTACAGTACTTTCTACTTGAGATTTAGAAAAGGAGAGTTTCAGAAGTTACGCCACATTTAAACTATTTATTAGTATGATAAACTTAGAAAACCTATTAAACGAAGCCTTACCAGCCCTTATTCCAGAATATCCTGTGAACATTGCTGGCCATTCCTTAAAGCTTAGATTTGACGTAAATGTAAACAAAACTAAGAAAGGCATTAAGTTGCAGTTTGTATTGGATCAAGTACCAACAGATCCAAGAGAGCTACAGAACTTAGCTAATGAGATTGGTGCTGACTTACAAGAGAAGTTTGGAGCTGCAAACCTACAAGTTATATATGATGTAGAAAATCCATATAAGAATGTTGTAGGATTCTTACTTCCACTTCCTTCAGTAGCAAACTTTATCATGACTACAGTATTACAAGGTGAAGATACTAAACCAGAAGTACCTGGACCAGAAGGAGAAGAAGCTCCTGAAACAGAACAGCTACCTGCACAAGAGGAGCCACCAGCAGAAGAGCCTATCAGAGAGAGAATGAAACGTATTGCTGGAATTTAAAAACAAAAACGGTTATGCCATCCAAAAGAATAATACCACGAGCTTTATTCGAACCCTTTTCGGGGTTGCAGACGTCTGATCTTTTGAAGAATGAGACGTTGCTTTCTTTAATAAGAGACGAAACTCCTAATGCCATTGAAGAGGCATTTAGATCTAGAAAAACTTTCGCAACTATTTTTGAAGTAAATACAACAGGATACTATTTAGATATTCCTAAGATGTATTGGGTTGATGCATTACAAGAATGTATAAAGCTAAACATATCAGAAGATCGCTTTGAAGAATGTATGAAGCTTACAAAGTTAATTGAGGACATTAAGAAAGCACCCAAGAAACCTATAAAAGTAAATCAGAATGGAGAGAGAGTTAACGGAGATACAACAAGCCATAAATAATATACTTAATGTAAAAAGCTACGTGAGGAGGAAAAAGAAATCCCAATCAGAAAAACGAAGAGAGCTTTTTATTTCAATTGTTAATTCAATAGAACAAATTGTTACTAGGCAGAACATGATGTATCTGGATCTACAGCTAGACTTTACGAAGTACGACGAACCTTTCTTAGATACCATCGATGCTCTTATAATATTCTACTTTGGTAAAGAAGGAGCAGAGCTTATTAGTTGGTATCTATGGGAAAGACTAAATCCAGATGGTACTATGAACCCACTCATGGATGAAGAAGGTAGAGAAGTTCCTATAAACAATGCTGCAGAATTATGGTCAGTCTTAGTAGCCATAAATCCTAAATACGATGAGTAAGAATAAAGGAGGAAGACCACCTAGAACATTTTCCGAAGCAGTAATTAGAAATGCCATGAAGGCAACACAGTCTAACTTTCAAGCTGCTAGATATCTCAATACTACAATAGAGACTTACAGAAAGTATGCTATGCTATACATAGACCAGGAGACTGGTAAGAATTTGTATGAGCTCCATAAGAATATTTTTGGAAAAGGAATCAAGAAGATAAGTTGGAAGAATGAAATATCTCTACAGAAGATAGATGAGATTCTTAGTAGAGATGCTTACAGAGCTGTTGATGCTCAGAAGCTAAAGGATAGATTAATTTACGAAGGTAAGCTTAGATCAGAATGTTATAGATGTGGACATCATGAGAAGAGGGTAGTTGATTATAAACAACCCATCCTTTTAAATTTTAAAGATGGAAATAGAAACAATTGGAAGTTTGAGAATTTAGAAATGCTTTGTTACAATTGCTACTTCCTACTTGTTGGTAATTTATTTTCAGACAAACAGATTAAGAGATTAGAAGATATGGCTGCACCTCCTCTTAAAGTATCCGAAGTTGATTGGGAGATAGATGATACTTTCTTAGCTCACTTTAAAGAGATAGGATTAGAGGATACAGATGACTACGAAGAGGGAGATGAATTTATTTCTAAATTAAAATAAAAAATATTAACTTTATTATATGCTAAAGGAAATGGATAAAACTGAGCTTGAAGCCATAGATCAAATACTTGATGTGGTGATGGAAGAGGGTTTAGAAGTGGAATGTATATACTGGGCATTGAAGACAATGCAGCAGGATCCAAAATTAACTCCCGCTCAAGCTTTTGCTTTAGGCATGGCTGAATGGGTCAAGTAGATATTTATTACCAATGACAAGAAACACTGTATACGAGTTTATAGACACGCTAGCTGAGCAACATATTCCAGAAGGAAGGCATAAGTTACTGCATGTTGATTCAAGAAAGGCTTGGATAGAGTTGATGAATGCATTAGTTGAAAGAGGTTTAGTAGCTAAGAAACTAGCTGTACTAAAGAAGTGTGCTCTTAATTGGGAACTTCTACTTATTCAAAAAATCAGTATTCAAAATTAATTCAAGATGTTCCTAGAGATAGACATAGTATCAACTCAATCAGTTTTCATGCAGTATGGGGTCCTGGGTGTAGTATCCTTTGTACTTGGATACTTTGCATGGCATTCGTATAAAAGATTGTTAGAAGAAAATGATGCTCTTGAAGCAAAAGTAGATCACTTACAAAGTGAGATGACAAGATTACTTATAGAAGAAAGAAATAGAATGTCAGACATCATAGCAGAGAACACAAAAGCTATTCATGATTTGAGAACTATTATTATTAATACTCTAATAGAAAAAGAACGTGGCACTAAAACAACTAGGACTAGGAAAAGCAGCCAATAAGATAGTAGATCGTTTAGAAAGTTTTGATAAACTTAAACAGGTTGCTAATAAAAATAACTATCCACAAAAGATTAAAAAATTATTTGAAAGACTAACCGAAGAAAGAAATTTCTGGTCACGAAAAGGGAGCAGTCCTCGGTTGTTAGATCTTGAAAAAGATCTTAATTTTATTTTAAGTCAGGTAGGAGAAGAAAGAATTGATAAAGCTAGAGTAGATCTTCTCATACAAAAGTATCCGATCAACTAGTTTATGGCTTTAGTAAAGCAAGAAACTCCAAGAAAGTTTATTCAAGAATTTAAAGACGAGAAAGGTAAGGTAGTAGCAAGATGGCACTACGATAAGGATAAGTTTCCCTACGGTCCTATCTTATGTGAAAATTTTGACTTACCTCAAAAAGAAAAAAAGAAAAAGAAAAAAGGTTATGAGCAAGTATTGTAAAATCTGTCAGACAGAAATCCCAAAGAGGAGAGTGGAATTAGGATACACGGAAACTTGTGTAGAGCATTCAAACGTATATAGGTATACTGGATTTGTAGCTGCAGCAGGTAAAACTGATTACGAAGTATCAATTATCCGAGATGAAGAAACAGCCCAGCATATGGAATTATTAGCAATGACAAGAGGAGTATTCTAATGTATAAGATAAAAAGATTTTTCAAACGTTTCTATAATTTATATAGATGGCTACCAATCATTTGGAATGACCAAGATTGGGATACTAGCTACATTTGGGAAATCTGGATGACTAAGTTAAAGCACCAAGCAGACTACATGGCTAAGAGAGGTCACCATGTTAACAATGACCGTGATGCACAAAGAATGATGACTTGTGTTAGATTGATGGAGAGGATTCAAAATGAGTATTACTTAAGTGAACCACACACCTACCACGAAACTAAATGGAACTGGGATGACTACGAAAAGAGTGATAGTGAGTTCTTCGAATTAAAATCGGAGACTATATCGGAACACTTTAAGGATTACTTTAAGAAGTATCCTTTGGTACACAAGAAAGTAAAAGAAGGTGGAAGATGTGGCTTTATCAGAAGCAAGAAAGAAGGAATGGCTTTTGCAATAGCACATGAAAACCACAAGAGAGCTTTAAAACTTCTATTCAAATTACTAGAAAACCATATTCAAGAGTGGTGGGATTAGTACAATTTACAACTATTTATAAGAAATAAATGAGCATGGAATATATATCTCACGAAGATTATAAGAAAATGATGGAGAGTTTTTCTAAAGGAACTCCAAAACAATCTTTAAACGAAGCTTTGGATCCTGTTGGAAAAGAAGACAGTGACATCGATAATGATGGTGATACTGATAAAACCGATAAGTATTTAGCAAACCGCCGTAAAGCTGTTGGTAAAGCTATGACTAACGAAGGTGATGATGTAGTTGATACAAAGTTAACTAAAATTGCTGACTTGTATAAGGATAAGGCTATTAAGCACGAAGAAATTGAAAAGATAGTTAAGGCATTGACTGGACAAGGTCATGAGATTAATGCAAGATACGTTCAAGAGTTTTTAAAAAACCACGACGTTCAATTAGATGAATACCAATTTGATCAAATGTATCCAGACGATCCAGGACCATTCGAAGGTAAGAACTTTATGGATCCGGATGAGTCTTATTTCACAATGGCTGTTGCTGAGGATTTAGATGGTGGTGATTGGGGATTAAGTCCAGAACAATTAGAAGCTGCACACGAATACTTAGAAGCTAACTACTACGATTTACAAGGAGATTTTGCAAACAATCACGAAGTTGGTGGTGGTTCAGGTAGAGCTGCTAGATACATTGTAGATTTAATTAAAAAGCAGAGTCAGGATACGGATTTCACAATTAGAGAGTTCTTAATGAAAGAAGATGATGTGAATTGGGATAAGGTAGATGATGAAGAAGCTGAAGAGAATCAAACAGATAATGGTATTGAAGAAGGTGTAAACGAAATTGGAGGTCACGGTGATGCACCTGATGATCCTAAATTACAGGCAGCTGTTAAGTACCTTGTACAAAATAGAGATAAATTTATTACTCAAGATTATTTTTTTCCACACGCAATAAGTATTTTAAGCTTAAAATCTGATAAGGACTTATATGATTACGTAGTTAATAACTGGCATTCTGATGGGGTGTATGATACTGTAGCTCATATGAAATCTCAAATAGAAAAAGATATGTATGCTAATACAGATCCTAACATAGCAGATCCTATAAACGAAGGAGTTAACTACGAAGATCCTTATACATTAGCTAAAGCAGTTGCTGAAGCACATCCTGAATTACAGAGATTTGCATTAGAAGATAGAAAGATGTTCCAAAGAGCTGCATTTAAGTATGCTTCAGAATTAATGAAAACAGGCGGTGTTTCTAGTACTGCACAGATTAATTTAATTAACGGTTACGCTGATGAAGATTGGCCTTCTGATTACATTTCTGCTTTAGGAAAAGAACTAGAGGGAATGGAAGAAGGCTTACATATGCCTCCATTCCAAGCTACAGGACCTACTATTCAAACAGTAGAGGCAAAGCATGACGTTGCTAAATTAAAATCAGAAGAAAGAGATCAACTTAAACAATACATCGAAACTATTAGAACTGTTAAGGAAGAAATTAGTAAGATGTTGAATAAGACTAAAATGAAAGAGGGTGGTGACAATACCAACTTAATCATGAAGCCTAGCACAGTTAGTGAAGATGAAACAGAGGAAGGTGGAGATAAGCATGAAGCAATTGAAAAAGCTTTAGGACCTAAGCACCAAGTTATTCATAGCGCAATCGATAAGATTATCCAAACAGTAAAAGATTCTGGATTCTCGGAAGGTGATGCTGCTTTATTCTTGCAGCATGAGATTGAAGAGAAGGCTAAAGAGTACACAATGAGTCAGTACGATCCACACTAACAATTAAAATAAAACGCAAAGATAGCAGGTCTCAAACAAGAGCCTGCTATTTTTTTGTACCTTATTAATATTAGCTAAAAATCTAATTTGTAAGCGGTTATACTTAAAAAGTTGTCTAGTAAATTAATAGTATGTAATTTTGTAGCAAATCTTTAAATAGTAGTTATGTTAAACGAAACAATCAATCAGTCTCAAGTTGAGACACCAGTAACAGTAGGAGTTACTTACAAGGCAAAAAAAGTAGTTAACTTAAAGGAGTTACCAAAGTTTCAGACTGAGGATACACCTAAAACAAAAAGACGTTACATGTATGAGAAGACAGGTAATTATGTATGCTATGCACGTGCAAAGCAATTAGGAATTATCTAAACATTTCTCAGCTACCCCAACCCACCCCAACCCACCTATTTACTATCTTATTGGTCGGGTCTTTCAGACCCGGCCTTTTTTCCACTTTTAAATTTATAGACAGATGAGACACGAAGTACTGTTTTTAAACAGCAGAAGAACCTATGTACGTGTAGAGGATACATGGTATGATGTAAACAAAGAACATAACCCAAAGGTAGGTCAAGGATTCTTACTTGGACAAATAAAAGAAGTTTTGAGTTTCGAAAAATATAAGGAACTTTATCCTGAATCAAAGACTGAAATGTATTACGACTTTGTAGATAAGACTCACTCAGGTGGCTTCATTAGAAAGGTATCAGACAAGAAATTCCTGCATGGAGAGTATAGTAGAGTAGTTCAATACGCAGTTAATCCATTACAGCCTTCCTTGATTTCTAAGAAAGATATTAATTTAAATTAGTATGTGAGGATCGCTCAAAGAGGGAAACACAACTATTTATATCTAAAATAGATATATGAAAAAGGTAATACTTGTCGTTGGTTTAGCTTTTATTGGCTATATTTTGTTTGATCTAGGTTCAATGAGAGCCTCTTCTAACTTCCAGGCTAAGCTTGATAGTTTAGATAAACAGAATGATTCTTTGTATGCTGAAAATGCTAAGGATGATTCTACAATAGCTAAGTTAGCAGCTTTGGATCAAGAGTTAGAATATAAGTTAGATCACCAAAAGGCTAAGGTAATTAAGATTAAGGAAGTTGTAGAGATAGAAAGAAATAAGATAGACAATCTTAATGAGCAAGAGCTAGTAAGTTATTTGAATAAACGTTATCCAAAAGATACAGTAACCAATCCACTACCTGTAGCACAACCAGTTCTAGTAGAAGCTTCTAAAGACTTAGCAGCTTATGATGGAGCAAAGCAAGAGCTTGTAGTTAAAGATAGTGTGATTGCTATACAAGATAGTAGAATCTTTTTTAAGGATAGTACTATTAATCTATATGTAACTAAGGAAGGAAGATTCAAATCAATTATAACTAATCAAGATCTTAAGATTACTGAATGGTCAAAGCAATACAATAATCTTTATCTTGAACACAATAAATTAAAACTAAAAAATAAGTTTACTAAGATCGGAGCTGGTGTGATAATTGGCGGTTTAATTTACATGACCATCGCCAAGTAACAGTTGATTTAACTAGAAAAATATGGTAAGTTTTATAAAAAGAACTTATGAAGATTACCATCAAATCAACTCTAGCAGACATTGCTCCAGAGGTATACCAAGCTGTTAACTATGAAACAGCTAAAGCCATTATCCAAGAACATTTAAAGGACTCAACTATAAAAGATGAGGATAGAAAAAAAATGTTGGATGGTGTTAGTAAAATAAATAATTTGAGACAGGTTCAAACATACTTTTCAAATGCTTTGCTTAAGTATGAAGGAATGTCTTTAAACAACAAAAAAGAATAAAAGTTATGGCACTACAACCTTACGCTCCAAAAGCGAGCATAAAGCAAGATCCTACTTTAATGTACAAACTAGGGTACACATCACACAATGATGCAAACAACAGACAGGACATGGACTTCAAAGATGGTCGAGTTCCTCTAGGCAGGGATTACGAAGTCACAACCCTCTACTCAAGTTGGGTTACTCCAGAACAAAGATTTCAGTTAGAAGAGTGGTTCAAACAAACTTATCATAAGGATGTATGGACTAAGGTGTTTTACAATGGTATAACCGAATGTAGAGCTTTTGGTTACAAAACATCTAAGGAAGTTACAGAATATCTATACGAGAAGTTTCCTCCTTACGCACACATAAAAGCAGATGGATTGGATCACGTATACTTTCAAATGCTTAAGTTAAAAACATCTACTACAGCGTTAGCAGCAAAATAATAAAACTATGACTAGAGAAGAATTACTAGAAGTATATGAAGGTCTTATTGATGAGAACACAGAGATCTTAATGGCAGATGGTTTTGATGATGCCATCATAGGTTTATGTTCTAAGTCAATGAGAGTAATTTATGACTATGATCTTATGATAGAAGTTTTAGAAGATGAAGGAATGACAGAGATAGAAGCAATTGAGCATTTAGAGTTTAATGTGCTTAATGCTTGGGTTGGAGATCAAACTCCAATCTATATGATATAAAATAATAAGTTATGCCATACAAAGAAATCGTAAAGGAGCTAAAAAAGCTCGACCAAGATCAACAAGTAGAGGTAGTCCTTGATGCAGGTAAGAAAGGTTTAGTAGAGGAATGCCAAACCAGAGCAGAGTACGAAGGCTACTCGGTTAGCTTTCTAGCTTCTACCAATTGGAGATCCTCAGAAGTAAAGACTACAGAGATGTATCTTGAAGATGTAGTGAAGCTCCTAAAGAAAAAGAAGTTAGCCAAAATGACAGACAGAGACTTCTATGGAATCTACAACGAAGAGTCTTCGGATGGTGGAATGGAGTTTAGTGAAGTTGAGTGGGATGATGATACGCCGGAAGAGATTAAAGAAGAAGCAGACCTATTTGATCTATACTTCAAAGGTGATATAGATTGTGATTGTAGGTTTGAAGGTTTAGTAGGATTAGAAATTTATGTAGGCGATGACAGTTACGTAATAACAGAAGAAGATGAATAGCATTCCTTGGTTAATTGATGGCAGGCTAGGGAAAAAAGTTCCTAGAAAGAAAAAGAATATTGATATTAATAGTATAACAAAAACAAATACAAATGGCAGAGTTCAAGCAGTACGCAGTAATTGCGTTCCCGGATTTAGATTCTTTAGTAAAGGAAGTTAACATGCTTTTAACTAGAGGATGGACACCATTGGGTGGATTAACTTTGAAGACAATCGCTTCGGAGACAATCTACTTTCAATCAATGGCGAAGTAAGATAATTGAGATCCAAACTTGAGTAACAGAGATCGGTGCGTGGCGATTAAGTATATATATATTTATATTTAATCCTCCCTTCCTTAGGAAGCAGCTGGATTAGTGTCTTGGGTTTGGATCTTTTCCTATGGACTATGTACAGTAAACAGTAAAGAGTATGGATAGTGTAGAGATGGAAGCCTTAATAAAGGTATTAACCCGTATAGAACGTAAATTAGACACAGTAATACGAGCAATATATGAACACGACGAAGACATCTACGATGAGTATGGAAGATCTCAACGCTGCATTGAAACAGGACGCAGACGTGAAGCAGATGATCAAGCAGGAGATCTACTGGGAGAATGTGATGATGAATCCAGCCCCTCAAGAGAACAGCCAGGAGCACCAATCGCCAACCGAAGTCCCATCGGAGAAGCCAACCCTGCTAGAGGTAATGGAGAGGTTCAGAGGCAAGAATCTATTCCCAGAGGCAACGGAAAGAACAAGAACGTACCTAGAGAGAATGGGGTTCAACAACATGCCTCATCCAAACCCAATGCCTCCCGCCAACATCACTCAAGAGGAGGTGGACAGAGAGGCTTTAATGGCAATACTCAAGGGTCAAATCGATGACATAAAAGAAAAAGGAGTTTAAAATAAAAAAAGTTGCCAGCGATGGTGACTTTTCCTATCTTTAGGCAAAATAAATGTTATGAGAGTTATTTGTATTGAAAGTTCAACGTGGGCATATAGTAAGAGGCCCGAAGAGATTGGTACATTATCAGTTCAAAAAGGATCCATTTACCATGTAACAGGTTCTGTAGATGCAGAAGAAGTAAGAAAGGATGAGAGGTTTCGCAATGCTGGAGATGGTACTTGGTATGAATTATTAGAACTAACTGGATGGCATCACTCTATGAGGTTTCTCGAGATACCTGATGATAGAGTAGAGGAAGCAGTAGATGAATTGGAATTAGTTAAAAGTAATTAGAATATGGTAAAAGTATATCAATATTCTATAAAGGATGATCCAACCTCTGAGTCTGATTGGGTAGATTGTAATGAGAATGTGTATAAGGAACTTGTAGGATACGGACCAACTAGAATAATTGAGAGAGAAGCTGTAGTGAATGATTGGGATGATGTGTGGGATGAGTTTAAAACGACTCCTGAATATAGACAATCGATCGCGGCTTTGCAAGTTAGAGCTTACATGGATTGGTTAAGAAATAATTTTAAAGCACCAGTTAAAAAATAATATGTTAAAGCAAATTAAAAAGTATGTAGTAATAGATCAGGCAGATGACGATACTATTATATGCTGTGGTACATTAGATGGTATACATGTTCATTTAGAGAATGAGTATATTGATAAGATGGATCATGATTGGGATACAGATAAGTGGTTAAACACTTTAACTGTTTATGAGTTAACTAAACCAACTAAACTCAAATACACAAGATCTAAACTAGAAATTAAATAATATGGCAAACGCTAAAGAAGAATTACTATACCACCTTAAGTCATTAGAAAAGATAAGAGGTAGTCTTATTCCTATCAAATGTGCAACCATTACCAAGGGACGTGAGTATTGGGAAGAAGTAGAAAAGAATGTAGTTAACTTAAAAGAAGGCTATACTCCTGAAGAGTATGAAGAGTTCTTGAGTAAGTTAGATTACGAATATGATAGTGGATATGGTGGTCAAGAGTTATACGGAACTGTATGGTTAATGGAAGAGGGTAGTTGGTATGAAAGAGGTGAATATGATGGATCGGAGTGGTGGGAGTATAAAAGGTGTCCTTCAATTCCAAATGAATTAAAAGCAAACTAATATGAAAACATTTAACGATTTAGTATTTAAAGAACATCCTCGAAATGAACCTCTTGCAAAGAGTAATCTAACTGTCTTTGGTGATGGAACTCTATACTATGGTGTAGTGTCTAGACTTACATTCGATAACGGATATGGTGTATCGGTCGTGAAGGGTCCTTTCTCTTATGGTGGTGATAAGGGTTTGTATGAAGTAGCTATCCTAGGTAAGGATGGTCAGTTAAGCTACGATACTCCTATTGCCAACGATACTATTGGATCCTTGACCGAAGAAGGAGTAACTGATATAATGAAACAAATACAAGAACTGATTTAAAAGATTACATATGAAGCTATACAGATTAATTGTTATAACACCTACAACAAACATTAATAGAGGAGTGTGGGCAGATTACATAAGAGTGGATGAGAATACTATTTCCTTTCTCGATGAGAATAGAGATGAGCTAGCTATGTATCCAATCAGAAGTACGATCATTACAAGTATTGAAACTAAAGAAGAGTACGACAACCGTAAATCAAATGAATCATTATGAAAAAAGATTATTTAGATTATTTAATATACGCTTTTGCTTTCTTCGCAATCGTAATAGGATTACTCTTTGTTACCACAGATTTTAAGAAAGCACCTGAAGCAGTACCAGATTGTCAACACACTGTTGATAGCTTACGAGATGAATTGTTTATACAAAAGAGTTACGCAGGCAGATATGAATTAGCTTTAGAGTATTTACAAGAAGTAGATCCTGAAGCTGCTAAGAAATTTAATGACTATTTAGAACACGAAACAGAATAATTATGGCTACCTCAAAGAAAAAGAAAACCCAACCCCTACAAGTAAACGTTGAAGGAGCTTTACAAGCTACCAACCAAACAATGGAACCTTTAACAACTCCACCCTTCTCTCTAGATTTTAACTTTGGATTAGGAATTAGAACTATCGTCTTGCCAAATGGTATGGATGTTCTAACCATAGCTAGAATCTATACAGACTTATTGGATAAGTATGAAGTGAAGTATGAGATTGTAGACAAACCAATCAGCTAATATGAATGAAATTAATCTAGGACAAGGCTCTAACTTTATCTACAAAACTGCACAGACAGTTACAATGTGGGATCATTTAACAGTTATTAATGAAGGCAAAATAGTTACTTTGGATATTAAGATCGAAGCTGACTTTGCAACCATCCCAGAAGATTACCAAGAAATCTTTTTAAATATGATGACTTCTAGATACTATGGTAGAGCTTCTTTCGGAGACAATCCTTTCAGCCAATGTGTTCCAGTTAAGAAACGTAAATGGTGGCAGCTATGGAAATAAACGACGGACATTACCTAGAGCTAATGGATAGGCTACACATAGTGAACTGTACGATAGAAGATCACATACTAGAACATCCTCTAACTACTTCATTACCAGAAGTTGAGAAGCTTGTCGAAGAAGCTCAAATTAAACTCTACGAAGCTTACCAGATAGTTGGATCTCTTTCTCCAGGCTAAACTATTTATATGTATAATATAATAGTATGCCAGATTTACCAATATCGGGTCTTCCCGCAATAACCGTCCCTAGTAGTTCGTATCTCCTTGCAGCAGTGAGTGCAAGTGTGACTTCTAAAATGACTGTTGCTCAGTTAGGTACAGCTTTAAGTTCTACTTATACTCCTACAGCTTACCTATCTGCCTTCCACACAGCTTCTTTAATTGTAACTTCTCCCAATACTCCGTGTACAATGTCTTATAGTACAGTTGACTTTTCTCAAGGAGTTACAATATCAGGATCTTATAGTGATATGATTAAGGTAACTAACGGAGGAATTTACAATCTTCAATTCTCAGCAGCTACTACAAAAACTACTGGAACTACAGCAACTGTTGATATTTGGCTAAGAAAGAACGGAAGTAACCTATCCAACACAAATACAATAGTTACTCTAGCTGGAGGTTCAAACGACTTTGCTGTTCCAGCTTGGAATTTCTTTGTATCGGCTTCAGCTGGAGACTATTTCCAGCTAATGTTTGCATCACCTACAACAAATCCCTACATTGCCTATTCTGCCTCTGGAAGCACTGGAGTAGCTGTAGCAGTTCCTTCTGTAATATTAACTGTGAACAGAGTAGCATAATTATCCGGGAATACCTAGGCTAGCTTGATATTTATTTATATAAAAGCTAGTCTATGAATAAGAATGTCCAAGAGTTCGTGAACTTTGTTAAGTCCGAATGTAAAGCAAATGGTATCAAAGTGGATCTTAGAAAGCGAAAGTATCTAGTCCTGTCGGGTAACATTAAGTGTAGCGGATACTTCGATTCAGAAGAAAAAAAGCTTGTAGTGGCAACTGAAAGAGAGGATTGGGTGCCAATCCTAGTTCACGAGTTTGCCCACTTTACCCAATGGATGGATAACTGTCCTGTGTGGAGAACCTCGGGAAATTCCCTTGAAGCTGTTGATTTATGGTTAGGTGGTAAGGATGTACCAAACATCAAGAAATCTCTTGGTAAATGCAGGGATTTGGAACTAGACAACGAGAAAAGATCAGTAGCAATCATTAAGGCTTGGGAATTACCAGTAGACATCAAAACCTATACTCAAAAGGCTAACGCTTATGTTCAGTTCTACAACTGGATGTTCTTTACTAGACGTTGGTGCACTCCTCAGAATAGTCCTTACAAGAATCCTAAGATTTACGGAGAAATGCCTACTACCTTTAGGATGAATTATAAAAATATGGGAGAAAAGTATAAAAAGATCTTCCAAGCCGCGGGTATTTAAAATAAAAGTAGTAAATTTAGGTTATGAAAATAACATGCATTAGTGATACTCACAACTTTCATAAGTATTTGACCTCAAAAGGAATGGGTAGCACTTTACAAGATTCAGATCTCCTAATCCACTCAGGAGACTTAACAGGAACTGGTCGTAAGGATGAAGTTGAGGAAGTACTTCAATGGTTTAAAGAGATAGCTTCTCGCTATACTCACGGCATAGCATTCATAGCAGGCAACCATGATAGATCATTCGATCCTAAATTCAATTACCTAGACAACCAAAGAAAGAAACCAGATTGGTTAGAAGAGAAGTTAGCATCTCTTCCCAACAACATACATTACTTAGAGAATAGTGGCTTGACTATAGAAGGATTAAAGATATGGGGTAGTCCTATCACTCCTTGGTTCTATGGAGATCGTTGGGCATTTAATAAACATAGAGGTGCTGAAATTAATGAAGTATGGAATACTATTCCAAACGATACTGATGTAATAATTACACACGGACCTCCAGCTAAGATTAGAGACTTCATTCCATCTTCTAGGGAGTATGTTGGCTGCTCAGACTTATTACATAGAATACAAGTAGTACTACCCAAGCTAGTAGTATTTGGACATATTCATGAAAGCTACGGAATGCAGACAATGGATGATACAATTTACGCCAATGCTAGTATCTGCGATGCTAACTACGATCCAACTAATAAACCTTTTGTAATACAGTTGTAATGAAAAGCAAGTTCTACAAACCAACCCCATTCAAAGAAAGAATTAAAGACTTCTTTCAGAGCCTTTTATTTTGGAAAGGTAGAAAGAAAGGGATGTGTCACACAAGAGATATTACTTGGGAGGACATTAGAAAAGTATTCTTTCCTAAAGACTTCTACGAGAAGTACCATTACTTAGGATCGGTTCCCTATAGAGAAGTAGGACCTATCTTTGAAGCAATGGAGCCTTTAGTTATCTTTATGGATTACAAAGCAAAACCTTGGTGGTGTCCGAGATGGTTCTTAAGATTCCTACATCTGTTTGGAGATGATAATTCTATAGTAAGAGTTAGAAATAGATTTCTAAGCAATCTAAAATCTAAGATTACAGGGTATATTATGATAATGGATTACAAGACTAAGTGGCAGTATTATGATTTAAGAATATCAGTTGTAGGAGATAGGCAAGTGCAGAATTTAGCAGATGCTATTGAGAGTAGATACTATGAAGTAGGTTATAGAACAGATCTTGCAGATAAGATCAAAGAGTTAGACCCTGACACAGTTTTTAATTCAGGCTATACGCTTAGCAGTTTGAAGGCAGAATTAACAAAATTAGGATACGAAGAATATTAAAATAAAACAATATGATAAGTTTCAACAAGTATGCAGGTACACAAGTAAAGGTTACCAAGCTAATGGATAATAAATTTGGAGGAGACCATCCTAGTGGTATTAACGAAGGCTATGTTAAGATAGGATTTGTGAATGTAGATGAGTCTAACAACATTCAGTCTCTTTTAGTTATTGCAGGAGGTAGGTTCTTTCATACTTCTCATGTACAAAAGTTAGAAGAGCATGAAGGTTTTGACTTACTAACTACTTTAAACTCAGTGTATAGGGTAGAGCCTATGTTTGATGCCTTACCAGGAGTTCAAGAAAAGTATTCAATTAAAATAGAAGAAGATGAGCAATAGTGAAGATCCAATGTTAGAGAATAACAGCTATTGGGATATAGATATTCTAAATAAGTACAACCGTCCTATAAACAAGAAGATAAAGGAATGGCAAGAGAATTATGATAAAGCTTCTAGTTGGCTTGGAAAATGGTACTGCCAGATTCAAATAGACAAGTACAGAAGTAAGTTACACCATTATAAAGATAAAACAGATGAGTAAGAAGATTTGGTTATACTTGGATGATGTTAGGATTCCTACCTCCGAAGATTGGTTAGTTGTTAGAAGTTATGATGCATTTATATCTCAAATTAGATTGAATGGTTTAGAAAACTTTGAGTTGATCTCTTTGGATCATGATCTTGGGGATACTGCTATGAGTGAATACTATACTAATGCTAAACCTAACTACCAGATTAACTACAATAACATATTAGAAAAGACTGGAATGGATTGTGTGAAGTGGTTAGTAAACCATAGTATTAATACAAAGATTCCTTTGCCTACAGTTAAGGTACACTCAGCTAATCCTATAGGAGCGGCTAACATGATGGGGTACATTAATAATTACTATAAGAACTGTGGTCAGCCAGAAGTATGTACGAAGATTGAAATAACTCACACCTATCTTAATCCACTGACTCCAGATGAAAGGGTAGCCAAGTATAAAAAGTAAATTAATATGGCGAAAGCAATTTTAGAATATAATTTAGATGAACGTGATGATATTGAAGCACATTTACGTGCAGTCAAATCATTAGACATGGCTCTAGCTCTATGGGATATGGATCAGTATCTTAGAGCTAAGATGAAATATGGCAATAATGATTGTGAGCTAAGTGATGATGCTTATAAAGCTCTAGAAGATGCTAGAGAGGAATTGAGGGGATTTATGAGTAGTAGAGGGATTAATTTAGATGAATTAATTAGCTAATATGATAATAGTTTACATGTCAGAAACTCTTAAGCTCCTAAAGGAGTTCCCTAAACCTACTAGGGTAGAACAAACGGAGAGAGGTACCTATGTAGTGTACGAACTTCCTGTAGAATAAGTAAGCAAGTCCTAAAAAAATAGTTGCTAGTATCAAATATACTAGCTATTTTTATGTCCTTAAATGAAAGTTATGATGAAACAAATCTGGAAATACACAGTAGACAATATTATCGAGATACCAAAGGGAGCTGAGGTTTTAACAGTTCAGATACAGAGTGCGTTCAATCCATGTATTTGGGTTAAAGTAAATCCTGAAAACGAGTTAGAAAAAAGACAGTTTGTAGTTATTGGGACTGGTCAATCGTTTGATGATACTAATTACAAGTATATTGGAACCTACCAAGATGCTCCATTTGTATGGCATTTATTTGAAAAAACTATAAATAATTGATCATGGGATGGAAATCAACAGTTGACATTACAAGAGAGCAAGCAATACAACTTGCTACTAGAGAGTTAGCTAAGAAGATAGGAGAGATTCATACTATGTCCGATACTCAACTAGAAGACTATCTAGAGGAATTAGGGTATGGAGAGACTCAGGGTATGGAATTTTTTGGACATAATTTTAGAATAGTAGATTAAATAAGATATATGAGATTCAAGTATAGAATAAGAGTATTCGATTATCCTCAAACACGTGAAGGAATATGTAATACGATAAAGCAGTATCAACCAGAACGTCGAGAAGATACCTTCATAGGAAGATTATGTGGATGGACATCTATTACAACGTATTCTTGTGATACAGAAGCAGATGCTAGACAGAAGATAGAGAATGATAAGATGCGTATGGAGGTTAAGTATAAAAGGCCTAAGTACAAGTACATAGACGTAAAATAAGATATATGAAATACGAATATAACATTATAACCAATTCAGAGTATTTAGGAGATAGATTTTTAAATCATTTAGGAGAAGAAGGATGGGAGTTAATATCTCATACTTATATCTTTGATAGGCATATGCACTATTATGCATTCAAGAGAGAAAAAGAAGCTATTGATGTTAATGCTATACTATATAGAGATATACAGAATACAGTAATAGATTGGTCTAATGATGGAACAAAGACAGCAGGTGAATTAACGAGAAGCATATTAAAACTTATTAAATAAGATATATGACAATTAAAGAATTAAAAGAGTTTGTTAATCTATTACCGGACACATTCAACGACTACGAAGTAGAGAATGCAGAATATATGGGAGGTAATAGTGAAGATGTGAAGTATCGTTTAGACAAGCCTGTAATAGCTATATATGTTAGAGAAGATACTAAAGAGCTTTTATTAATGAATGCACCCATGGAGCAATATAAATAAGTATATATGAAAGAGCATTGGGGAGTTAGGGACATACGACATAACTACAAGACTAGGTTCCTAATCCCAAACCTACTTAGAAAGGCTAACAAGAAGCTTCCCCATGCAAGCTATAGGAATAGAGGAGACTACGCGAGATACATCTCCATACGCTTCAAAAGCAATTAGCTTCGTTTTAAAAAGGTCGTACCCAAGACACTACAACTACTCCAGCCCCCCTAAGAACTATAAAAAAAGCCCTAAGCAAATAAGAATATAATAGGGGGAAGACTACTACGGGGGGCAATAAAAGAACTAGGGGGAGATACAATACTGGAGTGCATACAAAAAACCTATTAGTATAATAACAATAGAGGCTAGCCTAGAGAAAACGTAGGGGGGGAGAAAAGGATTGTGGGGGAGGGTAAGGGTTAAACAATAATGTTACCCAGCCCTCTATTTCCTTTCCCCAGCAAAATATATATGGTTAATGTGTATATGTATGTAGTCCCCCCTCTATTTATATGTGTATAGGGGGTAGGGTGCAATCCGATTCCACCCTAGTACTCCCAAAACAATTGCAATATGGCAAATAATTTATTTGAGGCTGAGAAGAAGTATTCGGTTTTCGAGATCACGAATTCAAGTACCGGAAGTAAGAACTACGGGAAGAAGATCTATGTTGTGTCTAGTTATATGACAGAAGAAGATATCCTATCCAGGATTAGATCCATGCAAGACAGCAAGACAGGTAGGGGGGGAACTAAGGACCTATCCCAAGACATTAAATCCGCAGGGAAGGATTACAAAGAGGATTTTAAGGTAAGAACCGTGAGATCAGGTTTGACTAAAGATAATGCCGAAGCTATTAAATCCCGCTTTGTGGATAAGGCAGGGAAGGTTTACAACCAATCCCAAGCAGTAGTATAATCCTACTTTAATTTTAATTTTCAAAATTTTTTTTGTATTCTTGGATTTGGGTTCAAATCGCATAGGCACGGCCTACCTCTGATCCCTCCAGGTTTCTTTTGAAAACCCGCCCGTCTGGGTATGCCTCCCTTTGACAGCCTAAAGGTACGAACTTCTAGATACTAGGCAACTTTTCGGCTAACTTTTTTTAAAATTTATTTTCGGGAATTTAAAAAAAAATCTCTAGGAACTGTTGCCGGGGAAGGTAAAGTCCGTATCTTTAGGCCATCAAAAGAGAGACACTCTTAAAACTGTTTCCAAGTTATGAACCAATTATCATTAACAGAAATCCAGACACTAGCTCCTCAAGCTTTTGCTCAAACAGCTAAGCCAGGTGTTAGTCAAAAGTATTCTTTCCTTCCTACTTCTCGCATCATTGAGGATATGGATAGATTGGGATGGAAAGTTTCAGCTGCTAAGGCAGGTAAGTATCGCAATAGCGACAATGCTCAGTATGGTAACCACTTCATTGGTTTCTTCCATCCAGAGATTTTTATCAAGGATGCAAACGGAGAGATTGAAGCTTACCCTCAAGTAGTTGTATTCAATTCTCACACTGGCCGTGGAAGCTTTAGATTCGAAATGGGAATCTTTAGATTAGTATGCAGCAACGGAATGGTTATCAAGAGCTCTGACATGGGTAGCTTTCAATTGAAGCACACAGGTTATACTTTCGAGCAGCTTCAAGTTTTAATCAACGAAGCAGTAGAGCGTATGCCAGAGATTGCTGGGAAGATTAATACCTTCGGCCAGAGATTAATGTCAATCGAAGAACAAAGAGCTTTTGCTAAATCAGCATTCGCTTTACGCTCAGATAGATTGTTAACTCCAAACGAGCTTGAAGATTTCATTGCTCCAAGAAGAAAGGAAGACGAGGGTAACTCTTTATGGTTAGTTCTTAATCGCATCCAGGAGTCAGTTATCAAGGGAGGTTCTTTAGCAGAGCCTAAGGTTAAGAAAGGCAAGAAGGCATTCAAAGGAATCAAAAATATTCACAGGGATTTCAAAATCAACCAAGAGCTTTGGGAGATGGCTGAATCTTATATCTAAAACCTTAGGGGGGCTACGGCCCCCCTTTATAAAATTAAAGTTATGAAAAAGTATGAACCAATTGAAGGATCTAACAAAGAGTTAAAGATCGAAGTCTATTACGACAAAGGTGGTATGAATTATTTCAATGGCAAGAACGAACCAAGAGGCTATTGGCTATCAATGAGACAAGTGGAGGTACAAAGAACAGATCGCAGTATTGTGATTGAGAGTTATGGAATGTTCTCAGGAGCTAAAATGTTTCTCAATGAAGTTAAGAAGAAAAGCGATAAGGCTTATCAATTAGCTTTGAGCATAGCTGAAGGAAAGATCCCTGAGTTAAAACAACATGTACTAGGTACAGCAGAATAAAAAAAAGTTGGTAGGAATGTAAAAAGTTCCTACCTTCACTCTATCAAAAATCAAAGCACATGAAAATTATTCCAAGAGTCCAAGTTCAGGAGACTATAAATAATCTGAAAGGAGGAACCATCTACTCAGTAACGTTTGTTAAGAAAGATGGTAGCATTCGTTTGATGAACTCTATCAAGAATACAAAGAAGGGAGTTACAGGCGAAGGCTTAAAGTACGATGCTCAAGATAGAGGATTGATTCCAGTTTATGATCTGCAGCTGGCCAAGAAGGGTGAGGCTGAGAATAAATGTTGGAGGATGGTTAATGTAGCTACTGTTCAAAAGATTGTAGTTAATCACGAAGAGTTTTTGGTTCAGGATTAGTATAGATTTTGGTTAGTTCATGGTGAAAGGGATGTCCACAAGACATCCTTTTTTTTTGGCATATGTGAAAAATCCTGAACAACGTACCTCTGATCTCTTCGGTGCCTGTGCCCGCCCTTTCCTCAATTGGATGGCCTAAAGATACGTACTAAATCCATTCCCGGCAACTATTTTATTAGTTATTTTTAAAAAATATTTCTGAAAAAAACCATGCAAAAAGTTGCTAGATGTTTCAAAGTTCGTATCTTCATGCTATCAAAATCAAACGAGGAGTCACCTCACTAAAAACTGAAATCAAAGTTATGAAACAAGAAATTGCAAAACTGATTGATCAGGCTTTAACAGATCAGAAAAAAGATGTGGACAATTCCTTTCCAAGTATTTTCTCCAGAGAAGATGTTAAACATCAGCTAGAAGAGTTTGGTTACGGATTAATCACCATCGTTATGGAAATGAAAGAAGAAGGGAAATCCATTCGTGGTATTTCGCTTCAAGGAGTTGAGGAGTTATCTGAGTTATTAACTAAAGCTCTTTACAAAGGAATTGAAAGATTAGATTCTGAAGAAGTAGTTGATTACAGCTCAGCTTGTTTTAACATCACTTACAACAACACAATTGAAATCGATTCGATAGATTATCTGAGCGATAATATTACAGAAGTTGTTGACACAGCAATTGCAGAAGTTTTACACGATTTCTTTTCTCCTGAGGAAGAGGAAGTGAAAGAAACTCCATACGCAACTGAACAATAAAAATAAATTAGCTAGCCTGGGTAAACTGGGCTAGCTTTACTTTCTAAAATCAAAATTATGTTAAACGAAAAAATTAAATTCAATCATCAAGCTTCAGACATCAGAGAAGCATTAAGTATTGACAACAGAAGAGCTACAGAGCTTACCGGATTATTATTCTTTACAGAAATTAACAAAGCACACACTGTGGGTAAAATCTTTGACAACGAAGATGAAGCTCCAAGAGAATTTACTACACAAACGGGAACTCTATCAACAGTGTTAGAAGAAGTTGAAGATTTAAACGAAGTAGTCTTTACTACATTCCAATGGACAAAGAATATGCAGATGGCTAGGCATAAAGATGGCTCAGGAATGTTAGCTGCATTAACAATGATATATTTAGTTTGTGATCACGATAAGGATAAATTTATTGAAATGTTTTTAAACAAAATGGAGGATTAATTATGGACAGTTTTAAAATGGCTTTAGATCTTTATGACAAAACGCAGAAGCGTAGTAAGCAATTAGCAACTTTAGTGGGTTATGCTAAGGGAGAGTTAAGAACTCTCATTGAAGCTCACAACTTAGATGAAGTAGCAAAGACCAAAGCGAAGAACGCTATTGCTAATTTGGATAAGGAGTGGAAACAAATTTATGATCTTAAATAGCCCCCCAAGCAAAAGCCCGATGATAGGATTATATCCTTAGGGCTTTTAATTTTATTATGAGTAACATAATAGCCAAATTCTTGAAGTGTCGTAATTGTAGAAAATTATTTACACAAACGACTTACAAGAATAAGAAGAGCTTACCAATTTGTCCTTGGTGTAAGACTCACCACTAACTAACTACTAACCCAAAAACTAATCCATGGACAAAAAAAATTACGTGGCTACTTACATGAGATATTGTAAGATGCCAATCGATGAGTTGCAGAGACAACTCAAAGTTCTTTATAGAAGAAGATATGATGAACATGATATAGAATGTCATGAGGAGTATCGGCTAGCTTCAAGAGCTTACATTACTAGAACAAAATCTGGAACCGGTCTGATATTCCATTTAAAGAATTTCATCCCAGTGTTGGTTTTAATTATAACTCTTTGTATGTTAAAAGAAAAAACATATGAGTTTCAGATTCCTACCAACAGCTTACAAGCTAGTAAAGTTTGCAGAAGCTAAGCGTCGTAACGACATCACAAACATTTCTCAAGAAACCGGATACAGTCCTTCTATGGTTTCTAAAACCTTGAGTGGCTTACGTAACAATGAATCAATTGTTAATAAAGCTTACCGCATTGTTAAAGATCGTCAAACAAATTTAACGGCATTGGCGAAAGCCTAAAGATAGTTATGTAGGTTCATAACTTTTGATTTTGGAAAACGAGGCCCCCATTCTTGGGGGCTTCCTTATTTGCCAAAGGGACCCCTAAAGGTACGAACCTTGAGCCAAACTAGCAACGGATGTGCATAACTTTTTTGAGGAAAAAACCTTAAGAAAAAGTTGCTAGCCTGGGTAACTCTTAGTATCTTTAGGTCCTAAACAATCAAAGTTATGAAAAAACAAATTTTTTTAGCAGTAATAGGGTTCTGCTCCCTAATAAGTGCTTTCGGCTTACTAATAGTCGGAGAGGTCTTTGAAAGAAGTGAGGTGTACTATCAGCTCTTTCATTTGTTCTTTGCTGTAGGACTTGTTGGTTCTTTGGGGTATCTGTTTTCGACTATTGAAACCACACAACCTAAAAAGTAAAGCCATGAAACAAACTCACGAAGAGATTAAACAATCCTACAAAGAGATAGTTAGCTTATGGAACTCTCAGCCATTCCTTGAAAGATTACTATTCTTAATGAACAAGTGTAGATTCAATCAAGACGATGCAGAGGTAATAGCAAAGAAAGCTTTCCATCACATTAATGACCTCTATAGAATCATTATCTTTAACGAACTAAATAAAAGCTAATTATGAATTATTATATAATAACTTACGGGGTCCATGAACATGAAGGGTTCGATGGCTATGAACTACATCACACTAAACCTATTCCTGCTATCAGTGCTATAGAAGCTGCTGAACGATTCAGGGATGTGTTCGAAAGCAATGAAGGAGTACCTTGTGAGATACACAGTATTAAATTAGTAAAAGAATAAAGTTATGAAAACATTCAATGAGTGGAACAAAGATCGTCAGAAGCAAGAAGCGGAGCAAGCTGAGTTCCTAGTGGTCCTTATCTTTATCCTGCTCGGCATAGCAGCCATAGCAGCTTAAAAAAAAGTTGCTAGCCTGGGTAACCTCTAGTATCTTTATATCCTAAAATCAAAGTTATGAATGAAACAATTACACTTGCAGAAGCAATCTTGGTGTCAATCGTGACAGTAGTCGGTTGGGCAGCAATAAAGACTATCCTAGAGATGATAGAAGATAAAAGTAATTATCGTAAACGCCAAAACTCTTAATCATGAACAAAGTAATTGAGTATGAAGTAAGCTATGACTTACAAGTAGAGATTAAGTACATAGGAGAAGAGGAGCCTAACGAGCACTACTTCGAGCTACACAGACACTTCCCTGAGCTAACCTTTGATGATGAAGAGGATGAAGCTAAGGCAGTAGTGTTCCCTGATGGGAAGATAGAGATAGAGTCCTACGAAGGAGGCTACCTAAGAGACGAAGAGGTAAGTGCCATAGGCCAGATGATGGAAGAGATATTAGCTAAAGTAATAATTAATAGTCATGATTAAGAAGAAGTTCAAGGTAGTAGAGACTAGAACAGCTACAGCATATTGGGTCTACGAAGTAGAAGCAGAGAGTGAGGAGGAAGCCAAGAAGCTAGTGGAAGAGATAACAATAGACCCAGAAGACCCAGAGCACTTCACAGAAGTAGATTGGGATAGTGAGGCAGAGTTCGAGTACCAAGAAGTATTAAAATAAAGTTGCTAGTCTGGCTAACCTGGAGTACCTTTAGGTCCTAAACAATCAAAGCTATGACAAATCAAACAAACTATTACATCTTTGGGAACAAAGGTGCCGTGTGGACTAACAAAGCTCACGCAGCCAAGACAGGAGAAGTAGGAACCTTATGTGGAACTCCAATGCTAAGTAGCAATTGGGCTAGGATAGAAGGTATAACCGAAGTAGGATGCCCAGAATGCCTTAAAAGACTAGAAGAAGAGAAGATAATGAAGAGATAGCTTTGATAACCCTCGGGAAGGCTTTCAATCAACCGGAAGCCTCCCCCTCCCGAGGATTAGTTGAGAGAAGGGGGGTCCAAGCGATGACGAGGTGGGTCCATGTGAGTGCATGATGCTCTCAGATGATGGCATGATGAACCCAACGTAATTACAGCTGATACCGCGATATACGCATATTACCATGCCTCTGATCGTTGTTAGACCCCCCCGTAAAATTTTAGAAAAGGTTTTGGTATATATTAAAAACAAGTAAGTATGGAAAAAACAGCAGTAGAATGGTTAGTAGAGCAACTTGCAAGGAAACATAATGAATTTCAGGCATTGACATTTTATCATGATCATAAGGAAGAAATTGAACAAGCCAAAGCAATGGAAAAGGAGCAAATGAAGAATATGTACTTAAAGGGTATAGAGAACTATGATCCAACCTTTAAAAGGAAATCACAATGGACACCAGTAACAAAAAAGAAATCGTTATGAAAACAGCAGTAGATTGGTTAGTAGACCACTTATATTTGGTTATACCTAATGAGGAAAGAAACTTTCTCGAAGGCTTAAGAAAGGAAGCACTTGAAAAAGAAAAAGAGCAGATAAAAGAGGCTTGGTATAATGGAGGAATTAATGGAATGGGGTTATTTGAAACAAATACGGGAGAAGAATATTACGACCAAAAATATAACCAAAACAAGTAAGTATGAAAAGATTATTCTCAAAATTTATAGAAAGAAGATTTACAGATGTAGTAAATGGTAGGGATGTTAATTTGTATAAATGTAAAGATGGCACTTACTTTCTTGCACATTCAAAATGGGATTCTTTATTTTTCCACGTTCAAACAAGTAAATCATGACGCCAAAAGAAAAAGCATTAGAGTTAGTAAACAGGTATAAAAGTATTACAAGTGGAAAAACATTGTTTGTATATACTACCGAATCAGCCAAGCAATGTGCATTAATAGCAGTAGATGAGATATTGAAGTTAAGAGTGAATATACCCTATTGGCAAGAAGTTAAAACCGAAATAGAAAAACTATGACGCCAAAAGAATTCAAGGAAGAACTCTATAACCAAGTCTACAACAGAATGGCATACAATCCAGATCGTGAGATAATGGAAAGGGCTACTCAAAAGACAAGTAAATACATTGTAAGTCTACTAATAGCCGAAAGGAAGGTACTAACAGAGGTGTTAGAAGTGAAGGAAGACACCTTTTGGAAGGAAGTAGACGAGGAAATCCAAAACGACATTCAAGCATGGAAGGACTAAAACGCATAACACCGGAGGAAGCAAAAATCTATAGAGAGTTAAGTATATATGATGAAAACGTTTGCACAAAGGCAACACACTTCACGCTTACCCCCTCTCCTATACCTAATCCAGGGGGATCTGCTTGGGAAGAAGTCACATACTATACCAGTATAGGGGAAGATAGTGAATACCCCCTTTTAGAACTCCTCAAAGAATGGA